TAGTAGATAATTAAGAAAGCAAAGGGACAAATAAAAATGTTTGTCCCTTACTTTTTATTTTTAAATGTTAAATTTAACGGGAACCGTTCGGCCCTTTGAATACCACAACTTTTTGGCTCCTCGTATTAAGGGCATGCCCACATCCACACACCACACATGCTCACACAAAAAGACCCAAGACAGATTAACCATCCCGGGCCCTTCCCTTATAATAATTCTCCAAGTATCTTATAAGTTATTTCTCTACCCAATACTCCTATGGTCTTATACCCTTTCTTTTCATAAAAGAAAACATAGTACTGCTGAAGATCTCTTAACCACCAAACTTTAATCTCTCCCATTTCAATATACAATTGAAACTTATTGATAACCCATAACCATTCTTTAGTAAGCCACATCTGATACCAAATCCTATTACCTTCCCTACATCTTAGGATTCTAACAAACCTATCTTCCTTCAAAGTCTCAATCTTCACCATAACCTTCCTCCTTTAACTGATTATCTATCTCCATTTCAAGAATCTCTAATCTCTTCAAATTATATACCGAATGTACAGGATACCAATAATACCTATCTCTATCCTCATAAGGAATCATCTCAATCGGGGTAGGGATATTAACATCTATCGTATAGTATAATTCCTTTAACCCATATCTTTCAGGTTTAAACCATTGCTGAATCTCTATCCATAAAGTTGAATACCCATTCAAAACACAATGGGTTTTGATTACCCTACAAAGATTCTGTATTGTTCCTCCTCTCCTATGTTTAGCTAACTGCTCTTGGTATATTTCTTCGAACACTTTCCTAATCTTCTTTTCCTTCACCATACTTCATTACCTTATTAATTAATAAATCGATTGCCTTCACCCTTACCTCTCTATCATTTGGGTCCCACCAATAGAAATTCTTTTGAGAAATCTCAGGGATAGAATCCCTTGCTATTCCCCATATCTCTTTGGATGAACTCCTAGCATCAAAGCTATCCTTCCAACTATACATGGTATTCAACTTTCTCTCCACTACTTTCACATTTCCCATAGCCACTATACAACTTCTATTTATAAAATCCTCATAGGCCCATAGAACTTCTATACTGAAGGTATCTAAATTCCATATCCCAATCTCTTCGAGGTAATCCAGGATATCTACTGACCTTAGGTAAAAGCATAGGCCCTTCCTACAATCTTTATCCATTAATAGGTATTCCCTTGCCTTATATAGCCTTGCTACTGCAGTTCCCTTACTTATGTAATCTGTACTTCTCATATTCATTTAGCATTTATATAAATATATAGAACCTTGGGTATCACCGGGGTAGAGGACTACAATATCAAGAGAGCAATAATTATAAACCAATAAAACTTATTAGATTATGAACGAATTTAACTTTAGAGTAGCCAATGCTGCACCCAGGGCATCGGGCTTTGAGATAGGTCAGAATGTTGGGGATACCAAGACTACCTATATCTACTCCTATAAAACCAAGTACATTAATGGCAAGAGTACTGGGCAGAAGACTAATGTAGATTGGGATATGGAATCCAGCATCCCCTCTTGGGTAAGCGTGAAATATGCTTTTGAGGGCAATGATTGCAAAGTAACTTTTACCACCCTGCAAGAGAATACAGGTTCCTCTGCCAGAACCCATACTCTTGTATTTAAGCAGAGAGAATCTGGGCAAACTATATCTTTCCCTATAAGTCAAGAACCCAACTTCACTTATACCTACTTCTTAGGTGTATTGAATGTAAGTACTACCATAGGAGCTAATATAGGTAATACTACTACGATTATGGTTCAATCTTATATGACTCGAAGTGATGGAGAGGTAATGGCCAAACAACCATCCGTAGGAGTAACTCCTTCTTGGGCAACTAAGGTTACAGTTAAAGATGGGTCTATTATGGCAGGTGCACCTAATTGGTACCAAATTAGAGTTGAAGCAACTGCAGCAAACTCGGGTTCTTCAAAAAGGTCCGGAACACTCTTAGTAACCTGTGGTGACCAACGTAGAGAAGTGACTATATGGCAGAAAGCTGCGGAACAGGATATCACCCTTACAATCAATTGGCCTCTGAACACTTTTTCAGGAGCTTTCTTCAAAGAGGGGCAAACACCTCAAACTGGTAGTACTGGTACAGTTTATTTTAATTTCTCTGTATTAGATGATACCTCAGTCCATAAGTATAAAAAATCTGAGGGTGTAATAGTAAATTTACGAAATGGTAGTACTGAAATAGCTTACCCAGGTGATCGTATATCAGCTTATAGCTTTACTAATCAAACTTGGCAATTAAGGTCTACTTTCCCATTGCCTTCATCAGACCAAATAATCACTTTATAAATTTCAAGGATATGGAAAAGAAAAATGTAGTATCATTCCGTAGGGGGGGGGAGATCACAATCTATTGATATAACCCTAGAATATTTAGTATCCCAAAGGTGGTCAGTGGATTCTTATAAGAATAAATATGTGAATGGTAAACAATCTGGGACAATTCCCGTGGATTACACAATATACTTAGATAATCCCACTGACTACCTTTTAGAAGAAGGGGATGGAGAATTTCAGATTACTCCAAGGAATTCTGCTGGAGGTACTTCTGCTATCTGTTCTCTTACTCAAGAAGAATCAGGAGAACAGATAGATATAAATATTTATACTCCGGAGACTAAGGTAGAAAACGATATCTTAGTAACTATAAGATCTGACCCATTCGATGGATTGATAGCAAATTTAGAGATATCTGCTAGACATGAGGTAGCTAGTGATATCAACTTTTCTATGGTAATCAAATATGGAGTATCACCGGGTGATACTATAACTAGAGAAACTACTCTTAACAGTGGAGACTCTTATACAGCTGAAACAATCCCTATTCAAAAAGAAGCAACCCCACTTATTTTATCAGGAGATTATTGGCCAAAAGAAGATGATAAATATAAGTATATTGTAAGCTTTATGTAATACTAATGATAAGGACAATAAACCAAAATATCAAAGCCAACATATAAGGGGTAGAATACCTATGCCAAGGATACCAGCAGGTAATATAAGAATCTGCTTTTAGTATTTCTGGATGTTCTTCTTCGTATTTTTTATCTTCTTCTCTAGAATCATACTTATACAATATGTAGAAAGGTAAGAATACGAAGAAGATTATTAAAGCAACTGGGAATAAGAGTAGGAGAATTATCTCCCACCCTTGCATTGATGACCCAGCATAATCACCGTCTCTATCAAAAAAGAATCTCATAGCAATCTATGTTTTAGGTATTTGGTTAATAGGTAAATCGGAAATAGGGGTAATACCAACCATACCGATATAAATAATATGAGGGAATGAACCCTATGAGTGTACGGTAGATAATCTAAGCAAACTTTTACAAAGAATACCGTGGATGGCAAACATACCAAGTAAACTATAGCTAATACTGTAATCATTTTTCTTTGAAGTATTTGTTAATAATCTTGGCAAGTTTCTTATCAAATTCAATCATCATATCGAAAGCATCTGTATCTTTCATACTTTTCATCTCCTTGTCAAGGAATTCTATATTTCTCTTAATCGAAAAATAAGCCTTGTATGCCAGGTATGCTTTCTCATTCTCTTCCGTGAGAGGAAGAACTTCTCCCTTTTGCCCATCCAACCTTGGATATGTATTATCAGGACCGAGAGTTCTTGCAACTTTTACCCGGTTACTAAGCATTGCAAATCCACCTTTCTTATCGATAGATTCTACTGTTACCTTCTCTGTGATGGGTCTTCCTGATAATACGAAGATAACTTCATCACCTTCTTTGAGCTTTTTAACTTCTTTCTTTTCTTTTTTCATATCTATTTTATTTTAGAAATTTTCTTTATGCAAATATACAAAATTATTCTTTATTTATTGCATTATCTATTTTATTTTTAATAAATTCATAGGCATTGCCCTGGTAATCCTCTAGCATTTTGTATTCCTGTGGAGATAGAAATATTCCGTTTACTTTAAAAAGTTTTCTTAGATGCTCCGGTATAATTCCTTGGTGAGGGATGTTATTATATCGGATGATAAAGAGTTTCTCTCTATCTTTATCAATAACTCCCAGAGTGTTGACTGGTTGGAGTTTAGTTTGGTAAATTCCCCCGAAAGCTGAAGGAACCATCAAAATATCCCCAGGTACTCGAGTTATCCAATGAGAATAATCGGGAGTAATCACTGCAATTTTCTTCTCTTTTTCAAGCTTTTTATCATATTCTAATCGAGTATACCAAAAAGCACAGCTATAACAAATATCCTGAGCTTTCATAAGTTTTGGGATTTCCCGATTCATATCAAAATCTCTTAAATTAATGAGTTTGCCACATATTCGGCACCGATTTGTCTTATTCATATTGCATTATTTTATAAGTTATATATGATAATAGAACCTCGAAACATCCTAAAAATGGGTTATAAGCAATACTTTTGTTACTAAAATTGAACCATTAAAACTGATAAGTTATGGATAAACTAACAAATGAAATGATTAAAGACCTTGCTATTCGCTTGGGTCTAGAACCTGCTCTATTGAAGGCTGTTCAATTGGTAGAAGCTGCAGGTAGAGATGGGTTTTTAGCTGATGGTAGGCCTCAAATTCTCTTCGAGGGTCATATTATGTACAAAGAAGTACATAAGAAATTTCCTGATAGGGATTTAGCTTACCTTTGTAAGAAATATTCTACGATTTTCTTCCCTAAATGGGATAAATCGAAGTATCTTGGAGGTGTACACGAGTACAAAAGGCTCGAATTAGCCAAAGAAATCGATGAAGAATGTGCATTGAAGTCTGCAAGTTGGGGTATGTTCCAGATTATGGGATTCAATCACAATCTTTGTGGATGTAAAGATGTCTTCGAATTTGTTCACAAAGTGTCGGAATCTCATGCAAATCAACTAGAATTGATGTATCACTTCATGTATAATTCGGGTTGTTTGAAAGAACTTAAAGCAAGAGACTGGGCTGGCTTTGCCAAAAAGTATAATGGTCCGGGGTATGCCCAGAATGCCTATGACCAAAAGTTAAGAAACGCTTACGAAAACTTCAAAGATAAATTATGAAAAGATGTCATTTTAACAGCTGGGTAGCAAAGGTATTCCTTTTCCCCAGTTACAAAGCAATTACTCTGGTGTATAACTCATTCTTCAAACACAAAGTAGAAGAGTGTAAACCAGATGATATAAATCATGAACGTATTCATCAGATACAGCAGATTGAATGTAGTATAGTGGGTTTGGTACTTGGTATCATACTCTGGTTATCATTTGATATATCTCTTTGGTGGGTAGTAGCCCTTGATTTGGGCTTCTTCTATCTCTGGTATATTATCGAATACCTAATTATCATGTGCTTTGCCAAGTGGGATAAACAGAATGAAAGATATCATGATGTAAGTTTCGAAGAGGAAGCTCACAACAATGATAAGAATCTGAGTTATCTGGAAGACCGTAAGCCATTTGCTTGGATTAAGTACATCAAATTGAGAAGCTACAAAAAATGAAAAAACTAAGGGTATTGGGAGTGTGCGCTGGACAGGGTGCACTCCTGTTCCCTTTTAAAAAGAATTTGTTAGGGAACATAGAGATAAGGGGAGTATTCCACACTCCGGGCGAAGAACAATGGAAATTAAATTTTGGGGATATACCGTTCTATAAGGGCTCCTGTTTACAAGAATTTGATGAGAAAGTAGACATAATTATATCAAGCCCGGATTGCGGAGCATCTTCAGTAATGAGATTATCTAAAGTAAAGGAATTGGGTAATCCCAAAGATAATCGTAGTCTTAATCTAGTAATTGCATCAATACTAGAGTATAAACCTAAGATATTTCTTATAGAAAATCTACCAAGACTGCTAACATTACTTCCCAAAGATTTCTTTGAGGAAACATTCAAAGACTATAAATTAATTTTTCACGAAAGGTCAGTTTTAGACTACGGAAACTCGCAAGAGTCAAGGAAGCGATTACTCATCATTGGAGTACATAAAAAGACCGGTAAGAAATACTTGAATGCTTTTGATGGAGTATTTCAAGTAAAAACTCCAACAACTACTAGAAATTTACTTAAACCACTTACATTTTCTCAGGAAAATAATACTAACCAGATTCCATTTATGAGTAAAACTCTGGCAATGTATGATTATCGAAAGCTTCCAGAGAAGAAGAATCTTACTGTAGCAAAGATACATAGGCTCTGGGTTAGAGATTTCAAGGATGAAAAGAAGTGGCCTATCAAAACTGCTAAGATGAGTACTCTCCCAGGAGTATATAGATTAGAGTATGATAAACCCCCATTAACTCTCAGACCTGCAGATAGGCAATTTAGACCAGATGGATACCCCTTGGGAATCGAAGACTTCAAGGCAATTATGGGATTCCCCGATAAATTCGAAATTTACCTTCACAAAAATGGTGATACCTTCGAAGAGGATTTTAAGGATTACCATTATTGGCTTAACAAGGCAAGGTACACAATTGCCAAGGGTTCGGTTTATGAGGTAGGGATTTGGTTCAAAAAATGCCTAAAAAGGCAAATATCTAAGAACCTTGAGTTTCAGCTTTATATATAAAGTCTTATATATAAGTTTCTGAGGTGCCTTGAAATATATAGATATATAATATACTACGTATATATATCTATATATTTATCTGCGTATATATAGCTATTCATATATCATATCGTAAGTAGTATATTTGGATATTATCTCACTTCGTTCGATAAAGGTAATCGCTTAGCGATTACCGAATAGATAGTATCATTAAAGCGTACGAACTTCCTAAATTTTTAAACCATGAAGAATTTAAAGAATGCCTTGTTTATTGTACTTCTAGGATTTACTATTTACCTTTGCTTCAGGAATTATAAACTTTCTCGAGAGGTTGATTCCCTGGAACTAGCGGTCAATGAAATCCCAGATACAGTATACAAAGACAAACCTTTCAAACCAGAGAAGAAGTACTCCGAAAAAATTGAACCAGGTAAAATCTTAGTTTACGATAATAGTTACGATAATAGGCAGCCAACTCTCTTTCCTGATTCCATGCTAAGGCAGCCAGCTATCAGTAAACAAGATTCCCTGGTTCAAATTGTTTTGAAGAAAGATAAGTTGAACTTGAGTCTGTTCAATAAGGAGACTAACACTTATTCAACTAGATTATTCCCAATCGATTTGGATAAGTACAACTATAACTGGTATGAAGGTCAATTAACTCGAAAGAAAGTTGCAAGGTTATCACTTAGTCCATACGTTTATGGCAAATATAGACCTTTCAATAATCTCTTCGATATGGGAGCTGGTCTTTCAATCAAGACTAAGAGATTTAATTACAAACTCGGAGTCAATACCTTTTACTACCCAAAGATAAAATCCGGTATAGGTACTGACATCGAATTTCAAATAACGTATAACTTTTAAGTAATGGCAAAGACTATCTCAGAAACTAGAACTACATTAACTCGGGAAGAGCTATCAAATCTATCACGAGTTTCTAGTGATGTTTTCTTTTTTAGCCTTTTTTGCTATGTGATACATCCAGTAAGAGGAAAGGTAAGATTCGATTTATACCCATTTCAAAAATCAGTTCTCTACAATTTCATTGCCCAACGATTCAATATCATTCTCAAGTTCCGTCAGGCAGGAATTACAGAACTTATTTCAATGTACTGTCTTTGGTTGGCGATGTACCATCCCAACAAAAAGATAAACATTATCTCTATCAAAGACACAACTGCTAAGAAGGTGCTTAAGAAGATTAAGTTCATGTACAAGAATCTTCCATGGTACCTTCAAACTCCCATAATCAACGGTAGAGCTGGAGAATATGGCTCTGCTTCCATGATAGAATTTGATAATGGGTCATTTATTGAATCTATTCCGACATCATCTGAAGCCGGTCGTTCGGAATCCCTTTCTCTTCTGGTAATTGACGAGGCAGCAGTAGTAAGATGGGCTGCTCAAATTTGGGCTGCTGCATTTCCTACTCTTTCCACCGGTGGAGCTGCCATCGTCAATTCCACTCCTTATGGAGTCGGTAATTTCTATCACTCAACTTGGGTAGATGCCATTGCAGGAGGTAATCCTTTTAACCCAATTCGATTATACTGGCAAATGCACCCAGAACGAGACATTAATTGGTATAACCAGATGTCCTCTGCTCTGGGAGCAAAACGAACTGCACAAGAAATTGACGGTGACTTCTTATCATCTGGTAATACAGTCTTCGACTTAGCCGATATTAAGGCTATAGAAGACTGTCTTAGTGATTACCCAGTTATTAAGAAGAGGTTTAATGGTCAATACAGACAATTCTGCGAACCAGAATCAGATAAAGAATATTTCATTGGTGCAGACGTTTCAACTGGTAGGTCTTCTGACTACTCTTCATTTACTTGTATGGATAAGCAAGGAGAAGAACAAGTAGTATATAAGGGAAGAATGGCAGTAGGAGCTTATGCTAAGCTACTTGGTGATACTGGGAAGTTGTTTAACTGGGCAGTAATAGCTCCAGAATCCAATGACGTTGGTTTATCAGTAACTTCTAAGCTTCAAGACGAAGGCTACCCTAACCTTTACTACTACCAGAAGATGCTAAAGAAAAAAGGTAAAAGTAGACCGGAAATGGATAAATCCCCTGGTTGGTTAACCACCCAAAAGAATCGTTCAGTGATAATAGAGAACTTGGAAGAAGATATTCGATTAGATCATGTAATCATTAAGGATCCATTCTTTGTACAAGAAGCTTATACTTTCATCTATGATGGTTTAGGTAGACCTGTTGCAATGGGTAAACATAGGGCTAACAATTCAGCTGTAGATGTAGACCTTGAAGGAGACGTATATGCCGATGATGATATTTTTGGAAAAGCAATATGTAATCACATAAGGAAAGGAAAAACTAACGTAATCGTACAACCAAGATGAAAAAGTACTTCAATTTTAGTTGGGGTTGGGGACGTAAAAAGGACCCTCCCAAAAATGGTACATCCTCTAATAAAGAGGAAAAACCTGCCACACCAGTTTCACCGGGTAGGGTTTCAGTTGACGATGATAGCGATAACTTAATTACATCATTACAAGGGTTGACTAAATTAGTTGAACCCTCTTTTCGTGTTGATGTGATACCTTTAATTCGAGATTTATATAAGGTAAATCCGGATATGGGCATTGCATTGCAAGATATGTTTAAGTTAGCTAACACCAGTCATACCGTAACTTTCCCTAATAACACCGATGAAGAGGCTTCAAAGATGAGGGAACATCTTAAGAAAGCCACCAAGGGATGGACCAGATATACTGCTGGTATAGATGGTTTAGTTAACAAAATGATTGTTCAACTTCTCGTAAGTGGGGCAATATCCGTAGAAGGTGTACCAAATGATAAGCTTGATGGATTGGCTACTGTATTATTCCTTAAACCAGAGAATATCAAGTTTAAACGCGAATTAAATGGGGTGTATTCCCCTTACCAAAAGAACATGAATTTCTTCGTTAAGCAACAAGATTATATTAAGCTTAACCCAGAAACTTACTTCTATGTTGGTATGTTCAATGATACCGATGAACCTTATGGAGTTCCCCCATTTATGCCAGCATTGGACTCTCTCAAGGGTCAGAATGATATGAAGGTTAATTTCAAGCATATCATGGAGATTTGTGGTATGGTTGGTTTCTTAGAAGCTAAGATGCAGAAATCTTCACAAAAACCAAACGAGAGTATCCAAGCTTACGAATCCAGATTATACCGTGAACTTAATATCCTTAAACGTAATGTTAAAGAGGGTATGAAGGATGGAGTAGTTGCTGGTTACATAGATGACCATGAATTCAAACTCAATTCTACTACTAAGGAACTTGGTAATATCGAGAAGCCTTGGAATATGAATCAACAATCAGTAGCAAATGGGTTGGGAGTTAATGGCTCTATCATTGGGGTATCATCTACTACTGGTGAAGGTGCAACAGGTATAATGCTGTCTAAGATGATTAGCCAGTTAAAAAATATCCAAATGCTTGTAGCTTATGTATTGGACCGACTTTATTCTCTAGAACTGCGTCTGGCAGGCTTTAATAATAAGGGAATGAAGATTGATTGGGGAACTTCTACAGTTTCTGATGAAGTTAAAATCCAACAAGGTCTTCAGTATAAGATACAGAACCTTGACTTATTGTACAAGGCAGGTATCATTAGCCAAGAACAATATGCTTGGGCAATGGGTTATGATTCACCGGATGAGAAAGAACCAAGAGTTTCACTTGAGGACCAATTTGCTAAGGGTGGTAATACAGACCCACAAGAAGGTACTAAAAAGAAACAAAGGCAGGATGATAAAAACCAATCTGCTCGTAGGTCAAGAGATAAGAATAACCCGGCTCCTTCTCGAGGAGACCAAAATACTAAAGCAAGATGAGTAAATTCACAAAGAAAAACAAAGAGCATCTTGATTCTATGGTGATAGGTCAAGGCCATACCATTATGGCTGGGTATATCCCAGAAGCAGTGGGAGCCAAGGCTTTCTCAGAGAATTACTACAAATGGAAAAATCCTACACCGGATTCCATTGCTCAATTTGGATTTTGGGGAGGGGATATAGATTATAATACTTATTATCCCAACCTGGACAAATCGGAATTAACTCCTAAGGACGAAGAGTTTATCGAACCTATGTTCCGATTACTTTCGGAAACAATCGTATCGAAAAATTGGAATCCTACAGACTTCGGTCAAAATGGAGTACTAAAGGCTTCTATGAAGATGCTGCTTGGTCAAACAGTAAACTGTGACCATGAAACAAACATTGGTAATGCTATTGGAGCTGTATCACAAGTAATGTGGCAGGAATCTTATAAAGACGGTAGCTTTACTATACCAGCAGGTATCAACGGTATTCTGAAGATTGATGGTAAGGCAAATCCAAGAATTGCTCGAGGAATTCTTATGGAGCCACCCTCAATTCATAGTAATTCGGTTACTGTACAATTTAAGTGGGATAGATCCCATCCCCAAATGGAAGATAACGAATTTTATCAGAAACTGGGTACTTATGACTCTAAGGGAGTTATGGTACGTAGAATTGTTACTGAAATTGTTCGTTACCTTGAGACCTCACTAGTTTCACATGGTGCTGATTCATTTGCCCAGAAAATTGGTTCGGATGGTAAAATCATTAACCCAACCTTTGCCAAAAGAACTTGGGCATCTTATGAAGAATACAGAGATGATAAATCGAAGCAATACTTCTTTACTGATTATAAATCAGATTTAACATCATATCAAGAAAAGAACGATACTCAGGGTTCTTTTAATGATAATGATGCCAATGATAATCATTCAAATAAAAATAACATGAACGAAGAATTACTAAAATTTCTTGAAAGCCTTTTCGGGGATAATATGCTTACCCTGGAAGAAGGTAAAGAGATGAATCAGGAAAATGTAATTGCCTGCATTCAGACTTTGGTATCATCCAGAAACGAATTGCAAACTTCGGTAGATAATCTTACTACAGAGAAAACTTCTCTTACGGAACAGATTACCAACTTGAATGCCGAAGTAGCTAACTTGAAGGAAATGGCAACCGTAGGAAAGAATCACATTGCTTCTCTACGTGAAAATGCCGTAGAAACCTACAAGAAGTTGATGGGTGATAAGGTAGATGAGACAATCGTTACGATGCTCAATGCCGAGACTACTGGTATTACTACTCTTATTTCCTTGACCAAGGATTACCAAGCTCGCTTGGAAGAGAAGTTCCCTCTCACTTGCTCAAAATGTGGTTCTAAGGACGTCAACCGTGCTTCCTCAATTGCTGAGGATGATACCGAGGGTAAAACTGGAACCCAGGGTACTGATACCCAACGGAATTCAGAATCTCCGAGTACTAAGAATGTAATCGATAACTTGTATCGAAACAAAATCAAATAACTAATATAAATAATCCGCGTTATGGAAAAAACTAAAATCGTAAACGACCCTCAGCAACTTACTCTCTTTGGGGAAAGAACCCCGAGAGCGGTGATTTACAAAAGTGAGTCACACAAATTGCACCAGGCTTTCAATGTTAAAGCTGGAGAGAAAATCGTACAGGGTATGCCAGTGGCTTTGAATGAAGAAGGTTTGATTTACCCTTGCACTGATACAGCTACTCAAGTTTATTTGGGTGTAGCAGTAACGGATAACGTTAACCCTGCTTATCAACCTCAAAGAAATTTCCCGGTAGAGGTAACAGTAGCTATGGAAGGTTACATGATTTGTAACTGGGTATCAAACGAAAATATCGAAGCTGGCTATGTAACTCCTGATGGAGCATTGCTTAACGATAGATTCGTAAAAGCTAACCAAGCAACTTCAACCCCGTTCATTGCCCTTAATCCTGCAGAAGAGGCAAATGAGGTAATTCAAGTACTCATCAAATAAGAGAAAAGAAGTTATGGAAAATAAAATAGATATTACAAAGTTGAAGGCTCAGGATTTTATGAATGAGCTGCCGGAAATGGTAAGAAGCTTGGAAGCTGTTCGTTCCGGTTCACAGGACAAGAAGCCTGTAGAGGTAACTTTTGGAGAATTGGTTACCGGTAAATGGGGTATTTCAGAAGATGAATTTTTTGAAAAGGTGGGCATCAATCCAAAAGTGGACACGATGCAGAACATCTTTACAATGCCTCAACAGAATGTTCGTTGGATTGTTCCGGAAATCATCCGTGCTGCTATCACATTGGGTATGCGCCAGGCTCCGTTCTATCCGAACATCATTGCATCTGATCAACCCATCAATGGTTTGCAAGCAATCATGCCGATGGTTAATATGTCTGATGCTGCACCTGCAAAGGTTAACGAGGCAGAAACCATCCCATTGGGTGATGTTAGCTTCGGACAGAAGTCAGTTAGCCTCTTCAAAATCGGAAAAGGTTTCAAACTTACTGATGAAGTTCGTAACTATGTTTCGCTCGATGTCTTGGGAATCTACCTTCGTGATTTTGGTGTTCAGTTGGGTTATGCTCTGGATACTCTGGCTATGGACGTTGCCATCAATGGTAACAACCCTGATGGCTCTGAGTCTGCCCCGGTAATCGGTGTATACGAAACAACTAATGGTATCACTTACAAAGACCTTCTGCATATTTGGGTACGTGCTGCTCGTATGGGCCGTAACTTCCAAACTATGATTGGTGGTGAAGACCAGGCAATCGAAATGCTGAACTTGCCAGAATTCAAAGACCGTCACTCTGGTACTACAGAAGCTACTCTGAATGTTAAGTCTCCGGTTCCTAAGAATGCTGACTTCTATATTCATCCGGGTACACCTGACCAGCAGTTGCTGTTGATTGATACATCTGCTGCCTTGATTAAGCTTACTGCTCGTCAGTTGATGCTTGAATCTGAAAGAATCGTTTCTAACCAGACTCAGGCAATCTATGCAAGCTTGACTACTGGCTTCTCTAAGATGTACCAGGATGCAACTCTGTTGCTGGCGGCTGACAAGAAGTTCTCAGAATTCGGATTCCCCGAGTTCATGAACGTAGACCCGTATTTGATGGTTAACCTCGAATAATAAGGGCCGTCCGGTTTCATCTATATAAATTCCCTGAGAGGGTGGGTAACTAAAAAGACCCATCCTCTCTTTAATCATTTTTAAATCTTAGGAAATATGGCTAAAGATAAATATACAGTAACTGTGGGACCAAGAGCTTACAGTTTTCATGACCAATCAACTGGTATTACCGTTTGTAGAGGAGAAGACAAAGAACTTACTCGTCGTCAATTCCGTGCACCGAAGATTCAGAAAGCAATTGCTTCTGGCCATCTGATTATCATTGCTGATAAATCGGAAATCGAAAAGTATTCAGAGGCCGACATCGAAAAGTTGGACAAAAGACTGAATGCTCAGTTCAAGAAAGGTATGACCCTTGAAAAACTTGCAAAGGGCTATTCCTTGGAAGAACTGAAATTGGTAGCAGGTCTTCATGAAATCGTTGCCGAGAAAGATGATACAATAGAAACACTTCTTCAGGCTTTGCTGGAAGAATTCGAATCCTCTTCTAAAGGGTAATCTATGAAAATTACATAAGACAGACTAATATGAATAACAATCTGGACTTTTTGTACGTTACGTCAGGTCTGGAAGTTTCATTCAGAGTCATATCCAAAGTCCCGGCCAAATCCATTTTTGACTGGGACTTTGGCGATGATAAGGGAGAGGTTTTCAATGGTGGAAGACATGTTTCCTATTCTTATGAAACTCCCGGTTTCTATACAGTAACATTACATGTAACCAACTCTAATGGTTTAGATATCACCGTAGATAAGACTCTGGTAGTTTGTGATTATGGGCATACGGCATTAGCCGATACAATATATAACTTAATCGACCATTACATTCCTTCAGAGATATCAGATGGAATGACCAGGGAAGATAAATCTATCTACATCACTAAATGGCAATATTATATTGGTCCTCTAGTAAATCATCAAATTCCTGCAGATAAATACACTGATGAATTATGGTATGAAGCACTAGAAAACCAATTAATAATGGAATTGGCTGCCTGGGATTTTCTCAATGTGAAGATACTTAATCTATTAACAAGTACTTCAGAATACCTAAGCCAATTAACCTCTACCAAAGAACAGAATGGTGATGGTAGTTCTAAACCTGAACTTGCTCGGGGTGATAGAATAAAACAAATCACTACTGGGCCTACTGAAGTGCAATATTATGATACCTTGGCAGATGCTACAAGTTCCCTATGGAAAACACTTTCTCAAGCAATGCAACCAGGTGGATTAATAGATGAATTAAGAAAGAACCTTTGTATGTTAGCTTCACGATTGGAAATCTATTTACCGTTCTGTGATGAGGTATTCAGGACCGTAGTTCCCAAAGTAGTTAACAGAAGGCAACCTGGGGTATTAGATGGACCCAATCCAAGTGCTCCAGTGAAAGGTGGTAAGAAATCAATTCTAACTAAGTTATGACAAAAGAACCCTGGAGAATGGTAAAGAACCACTCTTGGGATAGATACAAGAAAATTATCACTGACTTCTTAGATTGGGATGCTGGTAGACAAACAATCACTTGGGCAAAAAACGTTAACCAACTTCTCAGCCATGCTGAGGATAGTATACCTAAATATTATAACATCCAAATCGAAGCATTATGTTACTACAATGCTTTCAGAAACTGGCCTATCAACAAGGCAACTATCACTGGAGAATTGGATGACGAAAACTTATCAATACTAATTTCTAAATCTTATATAGAACAAATCGGTTATCTTACACCGGATGGTTATTGGGATTTTAATTGGGAACAAGATAGGTTTGTAATCAACGGTATAGTTTATAAGCCATCAGGTGATACTCAAACGGCTCAAGCTAAGGATGAGGCTTTGGTTTTCATGGTTATCCTAAAGAGAGACCGAGATACAAAAGTAGAATTTGTAGAATAAAAATAAAGTATATGGCAAAGATGTTAGTACTGAGGTGGACACCAATTACTACCAACAATGGGATTTGGTTTGATAGTAACTTGGTTATCCTTAACGGTACCTCTGGAGTTCATATTGAAATGAAAGGTAATGGCAATGATGTAACGGCATTTCAATCGATGACCGGAAACAAATTTGTCACCTGCTTTCAAGATTACTTCGGGGATATTTGGGATAAGATAATACCTCATCCTGGTATTGGCCAGGTAATTAAGTTCCGGGTAAATAGGCTTCCTGATTATGCTTGCATACGGGGAGATATTGAGGACGGTGGAGATGTAGACCCAGAAAATCCAGATGTACCACAAAATGCTTTCTGTGGTTCAGAAGGAGAACCTTTCAGAGATATCGACTCTGAATTCTTACTGGGTCGTCAACGTGCAGTAATTAATCCTTAAATTTTTAAAAATATGTATGTAAGTAAGTATTATACCTGCGAAGAAATTGACCAGCGGTTGTTACAAGGTTACTATGATGACTTTGTTCGTGCTGGCTTTGCCGGAACTATTAATGAGTTCTGGGCCTTCGTACTTTCTATCAAGGATAAGGTAGATAAGAAAGAAGGTTATGGCTTATCTAAAAACGATTTTACCGACGAGCTTAAGGCCAAGTTGGATGGAATCGAGGAGAAAGCAAACTACATCACTAAAGTTTCAGAGCTTGAAAATGATCTCAAGTTCCAAACTGAAGAGGATGTTAAGAAGGCAATCAGTGACCTGGTTGATGGTGCTGATGATGCTCTTGATACTCTTAAGGAGTTGGCAGAAGCCTTGGGCAATGACCCCAACTTTGCAACAACTATCACAAATAAACTTACCGAGCTTCGTACTTCTCTTAGCGAGGAAGTAAGTCGTGCTAAGGAAGCAGAAGCTGCATTGGGTGCTGCTATTGCTGCGGTAGATGATAACTTGAAATATGCTGCTGAACAGTTAATCAACAAAATTGATACTGTTAAGGCAGACTTGAAAGCTGATATTGCTCGGGTAGAAGCTAAGGCAGATAAAAATGCCGAAGACATCAAGGACCTCAATGATAAGGTAAACGATAAGAGCGATGAGATTAAGGATGAACTTAAGAGCCTCATCCAACAAGAAAAGGACGAACGTATCGCTGCCGATAACGAAATCAAGGAAAGTGTAAATGAACTCAAAACTCTTCACATCAATGACAAGGCTGCTCTTGAAGCTAAGATTGCTGAAGAGGTATCTAATCGTACGAATGCAGATACTATTCTGGATTCTAAGATTAGTGAGGAAATCACTAATCGCCAATCAGATACTCAAGCATTGCAGAGTAAGATTGACCAGGAAGCAGTAGACCGTCATTCTGAGGACCAAGTTCTTCATAATGAAATTTCTAAAGAGGTAGCTGACCGTACTAATGCAGATAATGCTTTGCAAGGTAAAATTGACCAAGAGGCTCAAGCTCGTACCTCTGCAGACCAGGTACTTCAGAATAATATTGATTCCGAAGCTACTGCTCGTGCTGCTCAGGATTTGGTTTTGGACCATAAGATTGAGGATGTAAAACTCCAAGGTCAAGCAGATAAGGCTCAACTGTTGGAAGCTATTGCTACTGAAACTCAGGCTCGTAAAGATGCAGATACGGCACTTGATACTAAGAAGGTAGACAAACGTGAAGGTTATTCATTGACTAAGAACGACTTTACGGATATTCTCAAAGCTAAGCTTGACGGTATTGAAGAGAAAGCCAATTACATTACCAAGCTCTCTGAGTTGGTTAATGATATGGACTTCCAAAATGAAGAGCAAGTTAATGCTGCTATTCAGAAAATTGTAGGTTCTGCTCCCGAGGTACTTGATACCTTGAAGGAAATTGCCGATGCTCTTGGCAATGACCCCAACTTTGCAACAACTATCACCAAGAAGTTAGCTGCCTTAACTGAGGAGATTAACCAAGAGAAGGAAGATCGTATTGCTGGTGATGCTGCAAACAGTGCAGAGGTAGCTACTGAAAAAGCAGACCGCATTGCTGCAGATACTGCTCTTGAAACTAAACTGAAAGAATATATCGACAATAAATCCACTGCTGGTGATACTGCTCTTAATGTAGTTAAGGATAACTTGAACAAGGAAATCCAAGACCGTAAAGATGCAGATGCTGCAATCCAGGCAAGCTTGGATAAGGAAATTGCCGACAGAAAGACTGCTGATGAGGCTTACACTGTAAGTCTGAATAACGTAAACAAACGTGTTTCAGAGTTGGCTTTAAGTATTCAAGATTCTATTAACACTCTTCGTAATGAACTTACGGAACAGGTTAATGCGAATACTACTGCCATCGCTACTAATCAGCATGATATAGAAAGAAATTCAGAAGCTATCACTAACTTAACCAAGACTGTAGGCGATAACTACAAGGAGGTTAAGGATATGATTAACGAGGAAATCGTTGACCGTACCAATGCTGACAGTGGTTTGAGTTCTCGTATCGATAATGTAAATATCGACCTCAACACTGAACGTGTTGAGAGAACAGCTGCAGACCAAGTTCTTCAGGTAAATCTTGATAAAGAAGTAGCAGACCGTACTGCTGCTGATAAAGCCTTGTCTACAGAATTCACTGCTAAGTTGGATAATACCAAACAAGCTTTGGAATCAGAGGTAGGTAAATTGAATACCAAGATTGACCAAGAGAAAACGGATAGAGCTGCGGCTGATACTGCATTGGGAGTTCGTATTGATTCTCTAGAGGCAGGCAATACGACTGCTATGAATGACCTTAAAGAACAGGTTAAGAATAATACCACTGCAATTAATACAGAGAAAGACCGAGCAATTGCCAAGGAAACTTCTCTTGAGGCAAAGATTGATACCAACCTTCAGAATCACAAGGATGACATGGCTGCTATCAACCAGGATATCCTTACTGAGAAGAACGAACGTTTGGCAGGTGATACTCTGTTGCAAACCAATATCGATAAGGAGGCCACAGAACGGGCTAATCAAGATACCCTTATTAATAATGCTATTGCTCAGGAAAAGGCAGACCGTACTGCTGCAGACCAGGCAATGGATAATAAGAAGGTAGACAAAGTAGATGGCAAGGGTCTTTCTGCAAATGATTTTACCGACCTTCTGTATGCTAAACTTGATGGCATCGAAGAACATGCTAACTACATTACGAAGGTATCAGAATTACTCAATGATTCTGATTTCCAGAATGCAGAACAAGTAGATGCAGCTATCCAAAAGATTATTGGTTCTGCACCTGAAGTACTTGATACTCTAGCAGAGATTGCTAAGGCATTAGGGGATGACCCAAATTTCGCTGCAACTATGACTGCTAAGCTTACTGAATTAGAAAATAAGCTTACTGCTGAAAAGAACTTGCGTGAACAAGGAGACGATAACCTGCAACAATCTTTCACTAATCTGAGTACTACTCTTACCACAACGGTAAATGATTTGAGAACTTTCGTTAGTGAAACTCGTACAGAGTTGTTAACTTCTCTGAATGCTACCAATGCTTTGGTAAATCAGAATTCGGCAAATATCCAACGTAACTTGGAACTAATCCAGGGTATTCAAGATAACGTTAATGGTAATTACACTGCCATCAAGGATTTGTTGGAAAGTGAAATTGCTGCTCGTAAATCCGAAGATATCCGATTGGAGGCAAAAATCGACCAGAATACTTCTGACCTCAATACAGAAAGAGAAGAAAGAATTGCTGCCGATAAAGTTCTCCAGGATAATATCGATGCAGAGGAAGCTGCTCGTATTGCAGAAGATAAGAAAATCAATGCTCGTATCGATAAAGAAATCCAAGACAGAACCGATGCCGATACTGCATTGGATAATAAATTCACTGCAATTACCAATGACCATGAGGAAAGATTGGTAGCTGAGGAAGGTACTTCTGATGCTTTGCCTGGTACCATGGTTACAGATGTAAGTGCTGTAACTCGTAACGCTACTCAACTTACATTCAAGGTAAAAACTTCTACTAAAGACCAAGAGAATAATCAGTATGGTGATGAGGTAGAGGCAACTAAGAACCTTTTGCCAGTTACTCAAACTCTTGCCGGAGTTATGTCTGCTGCAGACAAGGTTAAACTTGATGGCTTAGACCCCAATGCTATTACCGAAATCTCAGCAGCTTCTGATGCTGATAAGGTTACAGTTACAGTAACTAAGGATAATGGCTTGAATGATGACACTACGGATACTTTCGATTTACCGGTAGTATCGGCAGATAAGGCTGGTACTATGACTGCGAAAGATAAAGTAGAATTGGACAGAATCAATACCGCTAACTTTGCTTTGGGTGCAGTTACTCCTAATGAAACTACTGTAGGGATTGCTGCTACTAAGACTAATGTTGAAGACGGTACTACGGTTCAGAACCCAATCACTTTGCCTTCATCAACTTCTGAAAAGGCTGGTGTACAATCAGCAGCTGATAAGAAGTTGTTCGATTCTATACCAGATAATGTTATAGTTGGGTTTGATAGAAGGACTCAACAGTCTAATATGGTAGATCTCTACTTAGATTTATATACTGTAGATGAAGAGAGTGGGATATATAAAAGTAACCCAGAAGAATCGAATAGAAGACATATAAACATCCCTTCAGCAACTAATAAGCTTGCGGGTGTAATGACTGCAGCAGATAAGGTAAATCTTGATGAGACATTACCAGATGCTATTGCTCAAGAGGTTCAAGACCGTAAAGATGCAATCGAGGCTTTGACTAATTCCTCTACAGCTGCTCTAAACAAGGAAATCCAAGACCGTAAAGATGCCGATACAGCCCTTGATACTAAGTTCACTAAAGCAGTAGCCGATGAAGCAAAAGCCCGTACGGATGCTGATACTGCATTGGGTGCAAGAATCGACAAAGAGATATCCGATAGAACCGCAGCAGATACCGCACTTGATAATAAATTGCAGGCAAATATTGATGCTCTAGAAGCTAAGCATGATGCCTTTGTTGCTACGAAAGGTAAAGCTAATGGCTTTGCTTCTCTTGATGCTAATGGTACGGTACCGGCTAACCAATTGCCATCATACGTAGATGACATCATTGATGTATATGCTACTTATGATAAATCTGCTACGGGAGAACTTACGAATATCAAATTGTATTCGGATGCTGCTCATCAGAATGCTATCACTGGAGAGGCAGGTAAGATTTATATCAATATTACCAATGGTGAACCTCCTTACCAATTCCGTTGGACAGGTACTATCTTTGCAAGGGCAGATGCTCAGGTACTTATCCTTGGACAAATTACAGGTACTGCTTTCGATGGTGGTAGAGGTAAAGAATTGGAAGACCAGGTAGCTTCTCTGAAAGCTAATGGTGCATCTCATTTTAATAATATCACTTACCAAGCAAGTACAGTACGACTGAATTTCAAATGTTGGTTTGGTAATGGTAATATTCAAGATCATTATTCTCAGATTACTGCTGCTACAGCTTCTCAGGCTGGTGTAATGACTGCTGCTGATAAGGTTAAGCTTGACACTACCCTACCTAATCAGATAGCTACCGAAACTACCAATCGTACTAATGCCGATAATGCAATTACGGCTAAGATTAACAGTTTCCCTGACCATATCCTTGGTAGAGATTTGGAGAACTCAGGTAATTTAATTAATCTGATTACTTCTGCTACTAAATTAACCATAGGTTATTGGTGGACAGAAAGGAAAGAGGATGGTAGTTTCCAGGTAAACGAAACTCAACATACTTTCGATATTCCTGCAGCTACACAAACCGTAGCCGGTGTAATGACTGCAGCCGACAAGAAGAACCTGGATAACACAGTTACTGGGTTGGCAAATGAAATTACTAACAGAACCAATGCTATCAATTCTCTTAGAACAGAATTGAAAACTTACATCGATGAAGCCGTAGGTAATACTGATACCGATTTAACGGCATTGGAAACCAAGGTAAATCAGCATATTGCCAATAAGAGCAATCCTCATGGAGTAACCAAGGCTCAGGTAGGTTTAGGTAATGCCGATAATACCTCGGATGCTAACAAACCAGTATCTACCGCTCAAGCTTCTGCCATTGCCGATGCTAAGGCTGCTGGTACTGCTGCTCAGACTTCTATCAGTAACCATGCAGGTAGAAAGGATAATCCTCATTCAGTAACTAGAACCCAGTTGGGATTGGCAACTACCGACCAGGTAGTATTTGCTAAGACTACTGCTCCTTCTGGTTTCTGGAAAGAGTCTTCCGATGAAAGATTGAAATCTAACATCAAACCGTTAACCCATACTCTGGAACAAATTTGCAGTATACCTACAGAATCCTTTATCATGGATGGTAAGGAAGATGAAGGTACCATTGCACAAGGTTTGGAAGCAGCTGGGTTTAATAACTACGTAGAAGAAGACCCAAGAACTAAGGATTCAGTTCCTAATCCTGAGGAATTCGAAACGGTTGTTATCGACGGTGAAGAATACGTATTGGTAAAACAAGTTAAGTACCATAAGATGTCTACTCTGGCAATCGAAGGTATCAAACTTCTTTACGATGAGATTAAGGCTTTGAAGGCTGAAATCTCAGAACTCAGAAATCTTAAAGATGTAGATTAATATGGGAGAGATAGCAACATGGAGTGCTGTCAAAACTAAAGTAGGCCTTGGTAAGACAGGTAATGACTGCCCTACCAAGGCTGAATTGTTAGCACTCACCCCTACAGGAACGGGGGAAAGTTACGTTGGCTTGGAAATCTCCAATGCTAGTTCCTATGGAAATAACGAGGGTGTTAAACTCGAAGATATTCATAAGGTAACCTATAAGTATACTCTTACCCTTGCTAATACTACTCTAAATTTTACTGCTTTAGGTGGGTCTCCTACCAATGCAGATAAAGTCTTTGGAGGAACCTCTAATCGGGAAAAGTACTTAGATGGTGTAGCTACTGGTATTAAAGAGAATGTAAATTACTCTATTTCTGGATTACCTTCTTGGATATCTTGGTCCGATGCCGGAGGTTGGGTTGCTCAAGAGAACTTAGATTTAACTGCAAGGTCCAAGACTGATGGAGTATTACTCCAACAGGGCTCTGGTAAAACTTTTGCTATCGGTTGGTCTCAGGCAGCAGCATCTCAAAGTTGGACTCAGACTTTCTCAGTGAATCCAACATCAATGTCATTTGGGGCAACTGGAGGAACGAAAACATTTACTGTAACTTCTTACAAACAAGAGTACAGAAATGGGCATACTTATGGTAGTCAGGTTTCTTTAAGTTATACCCGGGCTAATACAAGAGTTACTGGTACTTCGGCTTCGGTAACTATGGCCAATAATACTTCTACTTCGGCAAAGTCTGGTAGTGTAGTATTAACTCAAGCAGAAACCCATAAGAAGTTAACCATTAGTTGTTCTCAATCTGCAGGTTATAGAACCTATAGTGAAATCACAGTAAGTGGTGGAGCAGTATCAGATATCCCAGCATCAGGAGGAACAAGGAGTTCATTTACAACAGCTCCAAGTTATTCACAGACTTGGGGATGGAATGGTTCTACTACGGGAGGAGGTACGATTACATCTGGTGCTAGTATTTCTTATGGTACTGCCGTTAGTGCAAGTTCTTTGGGAACTACATCTAAGGCTAGAACAAGAGTAGGCTCCCTTACTTGTACAGTATCTCTGAATGGTAAATCGAAATCTATAACCCTTGATGTATATCAGGCAGCGAATTCAATTACCAGTACTACCGATGGTACACCAGTAATAAGTTTATCGGCAAATTCATACTCTATCTCTAATTCAGGAGGTAGTGTTAATATTTATGCCAGTGTAAGTATACCTACTACCAACCATTGGAGTTCAGGGTCAACAAGTGCAGGTTCTTCGAAGAGTGCTACACCTACGGTTAGTGCAAGTGGTACTGGATTTAGTTTGAATTCAGCTAAGACGGTACTTACTGCTACAGAGAACACGGGTACTTCAAGTAGAAGTTGTACAGTAACTGCATCCTATAGTGGGGCAACTACTAAAACCATCACAGTTACTCAGAGTGCTGCTTCAGTATCTTATAAGTATTACTTGGCATTTACTTCCCCTACTGGTTCTGGAAGTAGTTCCAGAACCGGATTATCAGCTTTGGGAGGTAATAATTTTACAGTTGATGTAGCTTATTCTTTTAAGACTAAGGTAATAAACGGTTCTGAAATAAGTACAAGATACCCATTAGCTTTAACTGTAACCTCAAAACCAAGTTGGGTTACAAATGTAGCAATTACAACGTTATCAAGCGATAATGGAAACTATGGGTTAACCTTAACCTTAACAGAGAATACCGTAGAATCAACAAGGTCAGGTACCATTAAATTAAGGCAAGCAGAAAACGATGCTGACGGTTGGGAGCTTACAGTCAACATAACTCAGAATGCTGCAGTGATTACCTATGAATATTACTTTAGTGTTTAAAATACAACACCATAGTATTTTATAATGTATTAGAGAAATCCTTAACAACCGTTTCACTACGGAAAGAGGTCTTTGCGATTTGGGTTACAAAACGAATTCGGATATCCGAGATTCTCGTGACCAAATGGGCGCAGGCTTCAACCGTGTTATGGATCGTCTCTGCCACATGGAACACCAACAGTCGGATTGCTGCTGTGAAACCAAAGGCTTGATTAAAGAAGTAAAATCTGACTTGGCTCTTCAGTTGGAACGTTGCTGCTGTGACCTCAAGAATGGCCAACAGGAAATCAAGTGCCTCATCGAGAACACTGCCAAAGACACCGAGATTGCTCGCCTTAATCGAGTAGTAGATGCTCAGAGAGACCAGAACATTATCAATCAAGTTGTGGCTGCCTTAAAAGGTACAACTACACCGGCTTAAATTTGCCAAAAACTAAGATGATTGAAAAGGAGTGCATCTAACCGGTGTACTCCTTTTTTCGTTTTAACCCAATAACTAAGGAATTATGGAACAAGAACAACTCACCGAATTTAAGATACAATTGGCATTACCCGCTCCTAATATAGAGATTGCACAAGAAGTAGCAAACAAAGCTCAGGTACTCATAAATCAATTTGGATACTATCAATTCTTAAACCTGGTAGACTTCATGCAGAAGAATCCAGGTGCAGTTTCATTTGGTTTAAATTTAATAAATAAGAAGTAACATGGACGATAAGATGATTTTTCAAAAGTTGCAGAAAGGGGATATAATCTTCTCCTTAGAAAGAGACAGACGTGCTCTCTATCCTATCTTTGACCAAGCAAGGATTCTGAAGGTAGGTGAAAGTAAACCCATGGCATCCATGGTTAAGGATGGATTTGTAAATAGCCTTGAACTTGTGATACAGGATTCAGTATCTCAAATCACAATCTATTTGCCATCTCAGGCAGAGGAAGGTATTTACAATGGTATTTATTATACCACTAACCTGGACAACATTGTCAGCGAAGTTTCTAATCAGAAACAGAATGCAGTGAACATCCTTAATAACCGGGAAAGGTATGAGGCGATTGTATCGGAATGTGATAAAATTTTAGGCTCTATCAATTACAAAGAACCCAGTAAACCAGCTCCTGAGTTCGAAGAATTTAAAGCCTACATGGGTAATGTGGATGTCCGATTAAATAGGTCAGAAGCACTCCTGGAAAAAATTGCCGAAGAGCTGGGATTATTTAAAGACAAGTAACATGCCAAGTAAGTCGGTTAATATTAATATATCGACTCCAATTGGTCCACTAGAAATATACGTAGATAAACGAAAACAAGCTCGTGCAGAAAGGTTGATTGCTCAGACTCCAAGTATCTTAACAAAAGGCTATGCGAAAGGTACCGAGAAGTTTGGCAATCAACTTCTTCGTATAGTAAGGCGTAGTTTAAATACTGGTATACCTCCAAGGGGTTCTGGAGTATCTTGGCCACCCCATGCTCCTGGTACCATAAAGAAGTATGGAGACCATACCATGCTAAACCTTACTGGTCAATATGCCAGGTCAGTTACTCTGGTAAAAGGTAAGAAAAGAACTTTCGTTGGTTTGCCAATTGGAATTAGGAAGATTACCTATACTGGTAAGACTTCAAGAAAGACTTTGAATCAGATTGCTATCATGTTAGAGTATGGTAGCAGAGATGGTAATTTACCACCTCGTCCTCTCTGGGCTCCTGCATTTAAGGCTGCTGGTGGAAGGGCTGCCTTACAAAAGGAAATACGTAATGAAGTTAGAAAAGAAATAAGGAGGATTATATAATGTCAGTAGATTTTGAAATATCTTCACTATCAGGAACTGGTACTGCTACCATTCGTGTAAAACCGAAAGCAGTAAATACAGAACAGACTCCAAAAGAACAAGTTCTCAAGGTAATAGTTCAGGGAGTAGAGAGGGAAGTAACTTTAGTTCAGGGAGCAGCTCCCGAGATTAAGGAAACTTGGAAAACTTTTTTCTCAATATCCCCAGATAGTACTTCTATTACCTTTGAAGGTTCTAAGAGAAATGAAACTAAAGAGATATCAGTATACAGTTATCAACAGAAGTTCCTTGACAATGAGCCACAGGATGAATACCGGGCAGTAGATTGGAAATTAGAAAGCTCATCTGATTGGTTAGAGGTAACCCAAGAAATTGGGGAAGCAAATGCTGCGGGCAAGCTTACTATCAAAACTAAATCTACTAATCAAGAACATAACCCCAGTAACTATGACCCATTAGAAAGAACTACCACAATTAAGATTATCTCACAGCAAGAACCTAACCCAGAGATAGTTTTAAATATAACTCAATCTCCAGGTACTAGAACTACTAAGTATGGCTTTGAACCAATCCCGAATATACCATTCCCAAACCCTGGTCAAAATACTAGTACTGCTCAGATTAGTAATGTAAAGGGTTATCAGTATTACCTTATCAATGGTACTCAAGTTGCTAAATTTGTAAAACAATTTAAGATAACCGATATAAGTAAGACAATAGATGGCCAAATCCTCATTGGTTCAGACCCAATACCATTTAAAGTATGGCTTACCGATTATCCTTCAAATATTGCTACTCAATGGGTTAGTGAATTAAATTGTGTTGGTCATTTACAAACCAAAATTATTGGTTTTGGAGGTATTCGGGTAACTTATAATGGGTATATTAATGACAATGGCAATCAAAGTGTTCAATTAGGTATTAGATTAGGACTTTAATGGTAAACTCAGAAGAAATAGTAGAAAGAACTTTTTATATTTCTCTACTTAGTACAATGCTGGAAATGGGTCTTACCTTAAATCCCGAAGACTTCTTACCTTTGTCTCAAGAAAACGAAAAAAGATTCCAAGAGGCAATTAAAGGCATGAAGAAGTTCATACCTCTTTTTGGTATAGGGAATAACCAAGTAAAAGGCCCAAAGACTCTCCCAAGAATAACCATAGAACTACAAGGTTATTATGCTGGAGATATTGGTGTGAATAAATACATCATTGGCGATAAACTTGAGGATGGTAATTACCAAGCTTCAGAGTTTCCTTACGAAACAAAAGATATTACCATAGATGTACATCTAGTTTCTCAAACACAGGCAGATATGAGATTGCTACATACAATCCTATATACTGGCTTACCTGCTAGAGGATACGTGAAACCATACTTCAATGACTTAGAGGAATGGGAAAAGGGCAGGCTTGCTCCCACCGGAAACCTATTCATTGAGATTGGTAATTATTATGACCATCCAGATGTAGAACATGGTATACTTGAGAAGGTATACACTTATATATGTAAAGATGGTATACTTCCAGAAAAAGCTTTGGGAGAAGGTACTCTTACACCTATCAAGGATATATCGGTTCTTATTGGATTGTTAGAACAAAACGAAAATGAAATGTTAGAGTTAAAAGTACCTAAGGTATAGGTACAATACTCTAGGGTATAAATTAAACAAAGTAATTAACTTTAATCACAATAGAATTATGCCAACTTCACCTCATGTTGATTTTAAGTTTAAGAACAACAATGTTCTTCAAACTACTCCCATGTTGGGAGTTTCCTGTGTATTGGCTAGAACTACTAAAGGTCCGTACGATGACCCCTCAGAAATCATCTCTACATTCCCTCAGTTCCAAAGGATCTATGGTTCTGAAATTGTACCAGATGGTTCTGTATCAAATATCGAAAAGGCTTTGCAAGGTGGTTCTAAGCTTCGTGTTATTCGAGTACTTGGCAAGGGAGCTACTCAAGGTACAATAACTGCTTCTCCGGCTTCGGTAAGAAAAGCTAAAGCTTCAGAAGATGAAATCTCAGTTGCTTCTGCTGTACCCGACCCGGCTAAACCTTCTGCCTTGATTACTTTCAAATCGGGTAGTACTACTTATAGTTTTGGATTAGTAACCAAGGGGTATGGAGATCCTATTGGTAGTGCAGATACTTTCCAGGTTGGTTTTTATAAGCAAGCTAATACCTTGTATTATAAAATTTATTCGGCTAATGGGCAAGTACTTGAACAAGGTCCAGTAGTAACCTACAAAACTGCCGATGATAACAATAATACTTCGGTAGATTACCTTGCTCTTAGTGCATTTGCTAAGAACTCGGAATATATTAAGCCGGTAATTACTGCAGGTTCATCTTTTGAAAACCTAATTAAGTGGCTTACCGATGATATTGATGGTACTAAGAATGCTATCACTATTACCGTGGGAGATGCTGCACCCTCCGAAACAGAAAAACTGTTTAATGGTACTATCGGTAGTGCAGGTTCTACTCCAACTGCAGAAGAGTGGATTGCTTCATTGGACTTGGTAAGAGATTACACAGACTTCTACCAATTGTTTATTTCACATATCTCTCAACACTTGGAACAAGATTCAGAGGTACTTAAAGTATACAAGGCTGCTGCCGATATAGCAAAAGAACTGATGGAATGGGTACTGTATATCGAAGTTCCCAAACACTTAACCCATTATACTCAAGGTACTCAGGCAAGAGATTACAAAGCTCAGGTTACTTGGGTACAGACTTGCCTTGATACTGTAGGTAACTCTAAGTACATTGCTTACTTTGGTGGTGGACTTAAGTACTACAATGAAAACGGTAATCTTCAGGATTCCGATGTAGTGGGTACAATTACAGGTTTGGGAGATGCCTCTGCTACTCAATATGGTCCTTGGAAATCCTTTGCAGGTATGAACCGAGGAGTTATTGGAGATGCAGTTGGTCCAGTATGCCCTAACTATGGTTCCCCTTCTCGATATAATGAACTGAACACACTTGCTCAGAATTATATCAATGAGATGGTAATCAAAGACACTCCCGATGCAGGTAAGCAAACCATGCTATGGCATTGCTTCTCTTCTCAGGTAAAACAAGATTCAGAAAGATTCCTTTCAATCGTAAGGTTGAATCTTTACTTGAAGAAGTTCCTTCGCCCGGTATTCAACAAGTATATTGAAGAACCAAACGTTTGGAGTACTTGGAAGAGAATCTGGTTGGAGGTTAAACCTACCTTGGATTCTTTGGTAGATGAAGATGCTATGACCGAGTATACCTGGATGGGTGACCAAGATGCAACTTCTTGGGATGACCTTTCAGTTAATAATGAGGCAGATGCCCATCAAGGTAAGTACCGTGCTATCCTTAAGTATAAGGACGTAGTTCCTATGCAAGAGGTAACTATGGAGATTGTAATAGATGCAGCTTCTAAGGCAGTATCAATCGTAGAAACCAGTAATAACCTATAAACTCATAACACAATGGGAGCAAAAGTAAAAAATCCACGGAAGAAATTCTTGTGGAGCATCATGTTCCCCAAACACCCTATCAATACTTATCTATTCCAAAGTTGTACTTTGCCGGATATTGAGATTGACCAGGTTGCTCATGGGGACGTCAATAGAGACGTTAAAACTGCAGGTAGGGTTACTATAGGTAATCTTATTGTAGAGAAACTTATGACTACTGCAGGTTCCGATACATGGCTTCATGATTGGCTTTATGCTTGCCAAGATCACATAGTTGGTGGAGGTTTGGTACCAAGCCAATATTGGGAAACGGCTATTGTAAATGAACTTGCCGAAGATGGAGTCTCGGTTCTTAATACCCACGTCTTCGAAGAGGTATGGCCATGTAAGATTACCGGCTTAGACTTGGACAGAATGGCTTCAGAGAATACCATTGAGTCCATAGAGTTCTCAGTTGGTACTGCAGATAAATACTAATTCCTTAGTCTATTTTCACTAAGATTCGGTGGAGGGGTGGGATTCCTGTGATAGGAGCTCACCCCTTTCTTGTTGTTATACGGAGTACTATGAACATTTGTAAACATTAAATATATCAAATTATGGAATTTAGAACATTTAGATTTACCGGACCTTCTGGTTTCGAATATGAAATCAGAGAACAGAATGGTGCTGATGAAGATATCCTCAGTAACCTTTCAGACATGAAGACTTTGATGAACCTTACTAAGTTCATTGCAGCAATCGTAATTAGAACTACCGCTACACCTAAGGGGAAATTAACCGTAGATGATGCTCTTAATTTACCGGTCAATGACCGCTATGCAATTATCTTCAATTCTCGTATCTTCTCATTGGGGGATGAGGTAGAATTCGAATATGATTGGGGCAAAGAGAATGGGGGTAAGATTACTTATGGCCAAGACCTCCATGAGTTCCTTTTCGATTACGGTACTGCTCCAACTGTAGAGGATTTAAATCAGAAGCCGGATGCTATCCCTTATTACCCAGAGGGCGTTAGATTGGTAGACCATGAATACACTCTCTCATCTGGCAAGAGGATTAAATTCGATTGTATGACTGGTAAGGGAGAACAAGAGTTCATGAAGTTACCTTTGGATAAACAAACTAAGAATGCTCCCCTTCTTTGCCGTAATCTTTACTTAGAGGTCGATGGTAGTTGGGAGAAGGTAGAAAACTTTACTCCGTTTACTGCAAAGGATATGGCTGAGATGAGAAAGTATATCCTATCTATGGACCCTATCTTCAAAGGAGAATCTCATATTACTAATCCAACCACTGGAGAAGAAAGAACTTATCCTATAGTCTGGGCACCGAATTTTTTCTACCTGACGGAAGAGTAATGTTAGAGAGTGATTTTGTTTATATCACCAGAGCCGAGATAGCCTTAGACTATTTCGGCTTTTTACGTCTTCCGTACCGAATAAGGAAAATATTCAAGGATATGGCCGAGCAATATTATAAACAATTAAAGAAGAGAAAATAAATTATGAATACCAGTAGGAGTATAGTAGAGGTCGGTGTTGCCATGGTTTTAAAAGACCGATTCTCTCAAGAGGCTGGCAAGATATCTGGGTCATTCAGAACAATGATGAATGATATGAATACTTGGAATAGGGGTATACAGATGTCAGCTTCTAATACAATGGACTTCGGAATGCAGCTCGTAGGGGGAATGGCAAGGGCCTATAAATACTCTGCGGGTGTTCAGAATGAAGTTTGGACTGCCTCGAAAATTGCTGGTGCCACCATTGCAGAACAAAGAGAAATGTTACAATTGGCAAAGGATGTCAATGAGATAACTCCTCTTACTGCTTCGGATGTTGCATCAGGACAAAGATACCTGGCTATGGCAGGTAATAAATTCGATGCTATTAAGGAAATGATTGGGCCGGCATCTAAGCTGGCTTCAATCTTTACAATGCCAGTGGGACAGAAAGGTGGTGTAGCTGACTTGATGACCAATATCATGTCAATGTACCAAATCCCAATGGGAGAAGCCGCTAGAGTAACCGATGATTTATATACTGCAGTTACTAATGCAAATATATCTTTAACAGACTTAGCCCAGTCCATATCTTATGCAGGAGCAGATATGGCAACTGCTGGAGTAGACCTTCGGCAAACGGCTGCTGCTATTGGTGTATTGGGAGATATGGGTATACAGGGTTCTATGGCCGGTACCTCTCTGGCTAATATGATTCGTTACCTACAACTCTCTCTTGTTAATCAAAAAAAGAAAGGCTATAACGCTTTAGCAGACTTGGGCTTAAGTCCCGATGAATTCTTCGATGCTCAAGGTAACCTTATAGACCTTTACACTATCTATCAGAAGTTTGCCAAGGCTGCAGTAGATTTACCTTCACGAATTGAAACTCCTACCTTCTTCAATATCTTTGGAGTTCGAGGTAATCGTGGTATGCTTCCCGTACTTAGGGATATTGCTTCTGGTAGGGATAAGATGGGTAAGATACTTGCTACCTATGACCAAAATATGGGGGCAGTAAATCGACTCAATGAAGAACGCCTTAAAACCGATGCCGGTGTAATTGACCAATTCGAATCAAGTATAGAGAACTTAACGGTTACCGCAGGTGCGGCTTTGGGTAGAATCTTTACCCCAGTACTCAAGGTTGGTAACTCTATAATCAAGGTAATCAATTCTATAGCTGAGACTTGGGTAGGTAGCTTTGGGCTTAGAGTTGCTGCTACTGGAGTAGTGGTGGGTACTATAGTTGCAGGGTTCAATACCGTAAGGGGTATCATTAGGTCTGTTGGATATCTACAGACCATTGCCACAGCTTCTACTGAAGGTATGTCTGCAGCAGCAATAAAAACCAATACTCAGTTTGCTATTATGGAAGCTCACATGGTAAGTATGGTTAACCTTATGAGAACTATGGTTCAGCTTCAGAGGATGTCAAGTGGTATTGGTATGAATTCTGCTGGTAGATTTTATAATACCAAGAATGGTAGGTATGTTAAGACTCCTAATCCCGGAGTACCCTTAGCAACTACCATGGCAGGTAATTTAGCGGGTGGAGCTATGATGGGAGCAGGTGCCCAAGTTGGTAGTCAAGTGGCTAGACAAGGTGCTATAAAGGGTTTAGCATCCCTCGGTGGTAGACTTATGGGATTACTTGGTGGACCCTGGGGATTAGCAATTACCGTAGGTCTTCCACTATTAATAGAGGTAGGAAGTAGTCTTATTAAATCAGTAGATAGAAATACAGAAGCTCAGAATAAAGAAGACCCCTCTGCAATCAGGGCTCAGAATGAAGAAAGGTTTCTGAATGCAATGAGAGCAGCTATTAGAGATGGCTTAAAAGACGGTAAGATTAATATCAGTGTAGATGGTGAGATATTGGGAGATTATTCTTTGGGTTCTCAGCAAGATTATACTGGTGTAGCATTAGGATTATAAAATTAAAAACACTATGGCTAGAGTATTAAATAAAGCAGCAGGTAAGATTGTTGAAAAATACAATGACCCTACAAGAGATACAGCAGGTGTTCTTACGGGTCCCTTAAATAAACTATGGAGAGCTCGGATATTACTTAATCGAACTATTTCTACTCTTCCAAAAGATGATGCTCAAAAGGGTAAACTCTATGACCCTAATGGGGTAATAGGAGAAGCTCAGATATCATCCAAGAACCCAATCCTAAACAAACAGCTCCAGGCTAAATGGAGAATGGAATTACAATTTCCAAGATTAGAAGAAGGCGAAGGAGTAGACCCAGCAAAGGGAAATAAGAATACTACTAATTACAGAAACTTCGAGGCTAAAGCAGAGGTTATATATCAGAATGAGGTAAGGATATATAATATGACTGTTAACCCCACTCAATACATTACCTTACAGAATAGACCTCCGGAATTAGACTTCCGAGGAGAAACCACATGGGCAACCATTAAATCAATGGGACGTAATGTACCAATGTATCATTTTACTGGTGCTGAGGATATTATTCAATTCAACGTATCTTGGTACTATAATGACCCAGAAAATCCTGAGGAGGTAATCAATAAGTGTAGATTATTAGAGGCCTGGACTAAGGCTAATGGTTATCAATCAGCTCCTCCTATTGTTAAGATAGAATGGGGGGATTCTGGTATCTTTGATAACCATTATTACATTCTTACTTCAGCAACTTATACTCTGAAGAACTTTCAGAACGGTTATAGAATAAGGGTACCTGGAAAGCCAGCTACTTTTGGTAATGGTAGGTTATTGCCTGCAGCAGCAACTCAAGAATTGATTTTCAAGAGAGTAAGTGCATATAACTTATCTTATGGAGATTTTATAAATTCCGATTCACTTAAAAAGACGGGAGGTATTAAATATGATTGATGTTAACCAATATTTGATGGGAGCTAGTCCTTATAATAATGCCTATGCTCTAAATTATGGGGATGGTGATTACTCTTTAGAAGCTCCGGTAGTTTCTGTACCCTCGTCCCCTAATGATATTCAACACACTATTAAGGATGGAGAGACTTTACAGAATATAGCCTATAGATATTATGGTGATTCTGGTAAATGGTATCTTATTGCAGAAGCTAATGGTATATTAAATCCTTTTAAAGAGGTGGAAAGTGGAACACTCATAAGAATCCCAGTTTATGGCAGCTAAACAAAAACCCATATTATATAACGGAATGGGTCAACCGTATTTGGCTCTATTCGATTTCAGAGGTATGCCGATAATGAACCAAATTACTGGTATACCTCTTGGAGCTTATATTAGTACCTGGAATTATAGGTATGATGAAGAAAAAGAAAATCTTGCTACAATTACATTTGATACTGGAGACCCAGATACTGTAGATATAGATGCTTTACAAGAGGGTAGTGTGATATGCTTACAGTGGGGATATATATACCCAGATGGTCAATTCATATCAGGTCCAATTAAAACCATTAAGGTCAGGGACTTTGAGGCAAAGTTTGATTCTACTGGTACTCATGTAACTATCAAGTGTATAGACTCTATCGGTGATTTAAGATATCAACCACCATATAATTTCTCTGAAGCTTCAGAGAACAGTTTATCATCATATTTAGATGGAGGCTGTAATAATGGTGTAGGTGTAATCATAGAAATATTTCAGTAATGGAACAACGAATAATAAGTAATAAAGTATATGAGTCACTACAGGTACCTACAGAGAATACCCGTACCACTACTGGTAAAGTACTCTATGCTAACAAATACAGTGGGATAGCAGAAGTGGCTATGCCAGAAGATTTGAAGGCTCTGATTAATAGTGACTTTGGGTTAGTTGGCAAGAACATCTTAGTTCAATTAGAACAAAAGATGAGAGGTTATACTAATGGCCCTTGGTACATAGATTCAAGAGATAATGTTATTTATATACACAATAGGAAATTCCATGAAGAACCTGTAACTGTTTATACTTATCAGGGTGAGAATGGCGAAGTACTCAGTGTTCAATTTTCTACTCAGAAGGTAACTAAAAGAGTTAAGGCTACACTCTCTCCTACTATTAATCCTGAAAGTAAAGACTTAGAAATATTAAGTACTGGAATTGATGATACCGAAAAATTACCCGAGATAGTAGCTAATGAGAATAATGGGGTATATTATAAGAACTGGCATACCTCAGTAGGTAAATATGGTGCTGAAAATAATCCTCAAGATATACCAACTATTATGGAAATGAGATTAAAGCATACTATAAGTACCGACCCTAACTTAAGAGCTTCAATTGAAGCTAGGAAACAATTGAATGACAAATGGAATCAAGATGTAGCAGAATATTCTGCTTCTAACCCAGCCGAAGCATATAGACAAGGTAAAGAAAAATTCCTTAATGAACTTAGTACAGACCAGGTAAGAAGTATCATAAATAAAACCATTCAAAGAGAAGAATTTCCTGCTGATAGACGTGCAGCTTTAAATGCAGCCCTTAAGAATGTGGTTAATGGTAAGACCCTAGATGAAGATATATACAATATCCTTAAGAACGAAAGGTACCTTTTTGAGGGTAAAGACCAAATGGAATACATGGTCATAGAAGACCTGGACCCAAGAGACTTTGACCCAGAACATACTCCCAAGGGTGGAGCTAATGCTTGGGGATTAGAGGATGAAGAAAGTGTTTATCGAGGTATATCGGCTTTAAAGAAAGGTCCCTATACCATGGTGATTGATGACACTCCGGTTATCAAATATAAAAATCCATTAAACCCCAGCCTTGGTGTATTCAGTGTTACAGTAAAAGTTCAACATTGGAAAAAGGCTAATGTTGAAATACCGCTGTACAAACTTTACCATAACTTATTCAGTAGATACGGAGGGATAGATAAGTGGGCTTGGGCAGCTAATGCTAATGCTAATGGTGGTTTAAAGCATACAGAGAGTAAACTGGTTTGTCAAATGCAAGTTGTTGGAAGACCTTTACTAGCTTCTTCTCAAATACTAATCTTAGAAAATGTGGGTAAACGATGGTCTGGTCCTTGGTATATAAAACAATGTACCCACTCTATGGATGCAGGCCAGGGATATGTAACTAATTTAGAGTTAGTGAAGAACTCGAGTAGGGCTGGTTCTACTACTTCTAAGACTGGATTGTCTACTCAAACCGTTGTAGCTAATGATGCTAAAGCTAATGCTGTAACCTCTAAGGGTAAAGATAAGAAGGCTTTGAGTAATATCAACGAATTGGATTTGAGTTGGACTTACAATGAGGTTGCCTATTTCATTGAATCTGGTATTATGGATAAGGAAGGAAATGTATTAGATATTAAACGTAGAGACGAAATGGTTAGGAAGAAAGCTTATTATACCGAAGTATTGGCTAAGACTCCAATCGAGAAAGCCGAGGGTATAGCTGTAAGCTCTGGCAGTTTAACTACTTCTTCGGGCAAGGTAGTACCCGGAAAAATAACCATTAAGGATATTCAAGTACCAGATGACTATTGGGTTAAATTCGATTATATGGAAGTAGCCATAAAGAGATTCAAGGAATATATTAAGAATAAGGGAGTGAGGTAATTATGGGCTATGAAACTGCAAAAATAATAACAGAAGAAGGATTAGAGGGTCTTGGAAGGTATTACTCTATTTATCGGGGGATAGTTGTTGATAATAATGATACCGAAAAGAAGATGAATAGGGTAAAAGTATGTATACCAGAAGTAATGGGAGGTACCTTTGCTTGGGCTTTACCGAAAGGACAACATGGTTCAATAAGTAGTGGATTTAAGTTCTTAGCCCCTAAGGTAGGAGATATAGTATTCATTACTTTTGAATTTGGTGATCCTACTAAACCCTTATGGGAATACCATGGTTGGAGTATGAATCAAGTACCCCAACCTTTGGATGGCCCAAATAAGATGGGGATAGTTACTCCAGAAGGTAATCTCATTGTAATAGACGATAATAATGGGAAACTAAATCTTTATTTTAATGGAGATATCTCAGTTTATTCTGAATCTAATGTAGTGGTATCAGCTAATAAGGATATCAATGTATCTTCAGGTGATACCCTTATATTAAATACCGGAGAAAATCAGGGGTTAATCAATATTGCTCAACTAACAGAAAAACTAAATCAAACTATCCAAGAGCTAGAACAACTTCGCAGTATGTTCAATTCTCATGTACACTCAGGTGTAACTACTGGACCAGGTTCTTCAGGTCCTACAGTAACTCAAGTAACTAAACCTTTCTCACAATTCGTTGTAGACGATTATGAGGATAAAACCTGCATACACTAATGGAAAAGAATTACTTTACAGACTTAGTTGGTATAGGTGTAACTTATCCTATCCAACTTACAACTAATGAAAAGGGTGAAAGAGGTTGGTACCCAGTAAATGGGGATTTTAAACTTATCAGAGATAATATAAGTTCGATATTATATTACATGATAGGCCAGAGATTTCGACAGGAAAACTTTGGTAGTAAACTATGGCAATGTATTGAGGAACCAAACTCACAAGCCCTAAGTTTTATAATTAAAGAGTTTTTAAAACAAGCCATAGGTGCTTGGGAACAAAGGATAACCTTCCAAAATATCACAGTTACTAGAGTTGATGCAAAAATACACATAGAAGTAACATATGTAGTAAATGGAACAAATTCTAGTCAGTACCTCGATATCACCTATGATCGGTCGGATAATTCATTAAATACACAATAATATGGGAATCACAAATAAATGGCTTAACCCATACCAGAGGTCCTATCAACAGATTAAGGCCAAGCTGGTTGAATCCCTTATGGGACTCAAAGACCCTCAAGGTCAGAAACTCATAACGGATTATTCGGAGGGGAATATCTTAATTATCATCCTCTCATTGTTTGCGGCAATTGCCGAAGTACTTCATTATTACGTGGATAATATGGCAAGGGAAACTTTCCTATCTACGGCAAGAAGGTATGATTCGGTAGTTAAACATGGTGCATTGGTAGATTACCATGCTCGAGCAGCAATTGCTGCTACAGTAGATGTAATCTTATCTAGAAGTATTACTGGTAATTCTATTGGAGCTAAGTTAACCATACCCCAAGGAACCCTATTTACGGATTCCAGTGGTAATTCCTGGTTATCTGCCAGAGACGTAACTTGGTATTCAAATGTAACTACTTGTAAAGTACCTATAGTTCAACATGAGAAGTATACTGCAAGTGCTCTCAATAACATGGTAATACCTACTGGAGATAGAGTTATAATTAATCTTGGTACACTACCGAATGGTAAGTATTATGAACAAGGCTCTATGTCATTACAGATTGGTGGGGAAACTTGGGTATTAGTAGATACCTTTGCAAAATCCAAACCCACAGATAAGCATTTCATGGTTTCAGTAGACGAAGCCCTTAATCCCTATATAATGTTTGGAGATGGTACTTTTGGTAAAAAGCCAGCTGCAGGTGCAAAGATAACTAATGTGGTATTCTATTTAACCAATGGTACTCAGGGTAATGTAAAGAGTAATACTATCACTTCTGTACCTTCAGTAATATCTTCTTCAATTACTGATGCTACAGTAAGTAATGCTTATGATGCCGGAGGTGGTTCAAACTACGAAAACTTTACAATGCTCAAAGAACATATACCTTTGAGTGTAAAAACTTTGGGGGTAGCAATTACCAAAGATGATTTCGAAAGTTTGGCCATGTTGGTTGATGGCGTAAACAAAGCTAAAGCCGATTACGAATGTGGTAGAAAGCTTACAGTATATATCAGTCCTGATGGCGGAGCCGTTGCTTCTTCTGAATTAATAAATAGGGTATACAACCTATTATCCCAAAGAGCTCCTATGACCACATGGTTAAAGGTTAAATCTGCAGGCAAGGTTCAGATTATTCTAGAGATGGAAGTTACCGGTAAGAAGTCTTATAAGACTCCAGAGATACAAACTCAAATTCTTACGGCATTATATAATGCCTATTCTCCGGAGCAAGCTCAGATAGGAGGTAGCGTAAGAATATCGGATATCTATGCTTTGATAGATAATCTGTCAACCGTAGACTATCTCCATCTTACTAAGTTCTACATTAAACCCTGGCCTACTACCATCTATGGTAATAAGGAATTGAACTTGGGTCAGTTTAAATTGAATAAGGCTAAAGGGTCTATGACTTACTATATTACCTTCAATTCATCTACTACCTTTACAGTACGTTCTGTATCTAATGGGTATATGGCTACTGGTACTGTAGGTAATTCTATACAGATGATAGATAAGGCTAATGGTTTTGACTTCTCTTTGGATATTCAGGACAACAGTTATCAGTCTGGTTACAGATATTCTATTACGGTATCAGAACCTAACCATGACTATGAAGACCCTGGTTTTAATTTACCAGTATTCGAAAACGCTTCACAATTGACTTTAACCGTAAAAGAAATTGTATAATGATAAACCTCAAAAATCTAATCGACTTTTTGCCATTTGAGTATAAAGCTCAAGATACCTATAAGGTAAATGGTAAAGGCATCTTAGAGAGGTTTCTAGAAATTTGTGGAGAGCATTTTGAAGATTATATTACAAAGGATATTGAGAATATCTTGGACATCATAGATATAGATAAGGCTCCAGATATGTATCTCAATTTCCTTTGGCAATTCCTCGGAGAAATGCCCTTTGCTTATGGGAACACTATAGATGCACAGAAATGGACAGAGTACTTTAATGGGTTCTACTCTGATGATAAACTTCAAGAGTTATCTAAGCTTTGGATAATCCCAAAAGAAGGACCATTTACATTGACCAGTACTCAAGTAAGAAACATACTGAAGTATTCGGTATCTCTTTTCAAGATAAGGGGTACTTCAGAATTCTTCGAAATCATGATGAGGCTATATGGGTTAACTTGTGTAGTATCAGACCCATCAAAATCGGATAGCTATGATGGTTGGATAAAAGGTCATCCCTATTTTGACCAGTATTATCAGTATGACGATAAGTATACCTTCGATAATACTTTTAATTGTTCTCAGTGTATCCCAGTAACTTTTAGACTTACTGGTCATGGGTATACTTCCAACTCGGATGCTTTTAAAAAATTCCGGGAAGCTGTAGAAAGTTTCTTTACCAGATTTATACCCTACCATGTATCTTTCAATATAGATTATGGTTTTACGATAAATGATGGGTATTCTATTAAAGCAGAGTTAGTAAACCCCGATCAACCTAACCTTATTACTTCAGAAGTAAACAAGGTACTAGTAAGAGTAACCGTAACTTCTGATTGGCATAATGCCGACTTAAGGTATCAGATTTCCAGTGATAAGATTAATTGGGGTTATACTAAACATGAAAGTGGCTCAGTATTTAGTATACCAAGGGCAGGTACTTATTATTTTAGAAGTGTTGGTGATAATTCTAAAATAACCCAAATCACTGTACAACAAGAAACTTATAATCGTTCATATACTATTTCTTGTGAGCCTTTAACTGGTAAGATAACACCAAATAAACTAAAAGTTAGTACTATAGTAAGAGCTAGAGTAACTTATAAGGGTACACAAAAACTTTGTAATGTACGATTAACTGGTACGGACCAAGTAAAGATTTCTGGGTCTACTTGGGAATTTGATAAGCCTGGTACTTACGTATTCGAGATTGTAGAATTCCCGGTAAAGCAAACCTCTTTTGTTGTAACTCAGGAAGAGATTACTTATAAGGTAATGTGTACACCTTCAGAATTTAGAGTTGGTGATAAGCAATCTATTAAGGATGCAGTTACTACTCTTACCATAACCTCTAATTATCCAAATTCATTTACTGGAGACTTATATTGTAAGTTAATCGGTGATACTAAAATCTTTAAGAATGGGGATAAGTTTGCAGCTAGTAGTTATGGTACCTATAAATTCAAATGTACTTTGGACAAAAGGGAAACCGATGAGGGTGTAGGTATCTTTGAAGTTGCTTCTGGTAAAAGGGCAATTTATCGAATTAATATTAACCCAACTACCTCTACTTTATATGACGGTTCTGCTAAAACTACCGTAAAGATACAACGTATCTCGGGTAATGGAGATGACTATAGAGTAAGAGTAGTGGAGACTGGAGAAATCTTTGATGCTAGACAGGGTTATGTGTATACTACTAATAAAGCGGGTACTTATACTTTCCAATCTGTAGCTTACCCTACTGCTAAGTCTATTTGGGTAGTTAAGAATGTTCCAGTAGTATATCAGAATAAACTAAGCATAGTTCCTTCGAATATTGCCGATAAAAATTGGAAAGAACCAGATTGGTCATTACCTGAGGATCAAATAGATAGTACTTATGCTGTATATGGGTTGGTTGATGAAACTTCTGCTTGTAGATTCCATCTTGAAGAAATGAAAGATGGTATGAATGTAAGTGGTACTGTAGTTTGTGAAGAAACCGATGAGATATATAATTTGGGTGACGAGATAACTCTTACTAAAGCCGGTACTTATAATTTCGTTGCTAATGATGGTTCTTCTTTAAGATGCCAAGTAATTCTTGAGGATTATCCTACCATAATAGAACTAACCATTGACCCAGATTATGCAGAATTAAAAGGTTCAATAAAACAGGTATCTTGTATAATCAAATGTGTTTCGAATAAACCAGATTTTGATAGTAGAGTTCGTCAAGTGGGTAAGCCTAATACATTTGATGCAGGTGGGGCTGGTTATGAATTTACTACTGCAACTGCCGGAGAATATGATTTTGAATCAGTTGCAGATACCTCTATAAGGGCTAAGTTTACCGTAGTAGATGCCGACCTTTTAAGTGTTAATCCTCGAAAGTTGGAATGGGCTCATGATGATACTTCAGAGAAGACATTTACCATTACCACTTATAGTAATCAATCTTGGACAATCGAAGAAGTATGATAAAGAGCACAATAGATAATGTAACAGAGACTACTACCCAGTCTCTGTTCAAAACTTCAATGGTGGGTTTATTTGGAGAATGTACACAAATCCTATATGACCTTAGATGGATGATATTACTGGCAGTTACTCTAATCTTATCCGACCTATGGTTTGGTATATCTGCAAGTAGAGTACAGGGTATAGCTATTAGAAAATCTAGAGCTGGTAGAAGAACTTTAAACAAGTTGGTAGATTACATATGTTATATATTACTTGGAGCAGTGATTGGGAAAGCTATCGGAGAACCCTATGGGGTAGACCCAATGGTTGTATCTATTACAGTAATGATACTATGTTATTGCTTTGAGATAGATAGTATCTATGATCATATATGTGAAATACATGGTATTAAAAAACAATATAGTATCTGGAAGATAATCTTCAAGTTATTTACATTTAAGTTTAATGAATTAGGAAAAGCTTTCAGGGATATGGCAGAACAGAAAAATAACTTTAAAAATACGAAGAACAATGAAAACGTACTTTAAGTATGAAGGTATAATTAAATCAAAGGAAGCAGCAGAGGCAATTGCTGCTCCTTCTGGTTTGGGACCATTCTGTGGATTTGGCTCAGCCTCCATATCCATAAATGGTAATAAATTAGTAGTATCTCCTCAAGGAGTTTCTGGTAGTAAGTATGCTAACATAATCAAGGATAGGATTATGGCAAGGTACATGGCTAAAGCTTCTGAGGATGGGGAATTACCAGATATAAATTTTGGGTGTATTTCAAGGGATGGGTATGTATTTATTTCTGATGAACAAACCCTTACTATTGAAAATATTCAAGGTACTCAGGGTTCTACAGAAGAGGTATTACTATTTGCAGTACATACTATGATATCTGAACCTGTAGATAATCCAGTAGATTTTGTAGCATATTGGAATGAATCTTCAGAAAGCTTCTATGACTTATTTAAAAAGTCTACTGATATTTATTACCCAATACTAGAAGAAAACCGTAATCCGAATGTACTTACTAATGATCCTTATTCCGATTATAATATGTCGTTTAGCAATCTTCTAGAAATGGTAGAGACTGCTTGCCCATATTATTCTAATAATAAAAATTCTGTTGTTCTTATAGGAATTTATGGAAAGGGAACCGATGCCATGACTAAGAGAAATGAAAATTTCTCTATCGTCCCCTATCAAGGTAAATTCCAAGAGATTCCCTACACTACTGCTGCCCATAGTATGATGAAGGAATCCCTCAAGAGAACAGAACAGAACAATAGTGGATTTCCAGTAGTAGACGAATCTGGTAATAAGTTGAACATTAAACAGTATATCGATGTTCAATTAGAAGCTCTTAGAAAAGAATTTGCTAATTCCCTAAGTACTGCAAATCTCCCGATAGGTTCAATCATACTTTGGGAATCCGATGTGATACCAGAGGGTTGGGCAGAATACACAAAGGCTTCTGGTAGAATAGTTATCGGTTATCAAGCTGGAGGTATTCAAATTGGTGATGAGGTGATGTTACAAAACGTGGGGGATTATTATACTCCTTCTAACGGAAATTTCGTAATAAACATTAAAGGTGATGATTTACCTAAGCACAGACATGCTCTTGGTGTATCTAATGGACAACAGGATGATGCTAACAAGTGGCAAAATGTTCGTCCTCAATCTTTCCAAAATAGAGAGACTGGCTTAAATGGAGACCATGGTAGAGGAACTCCTACCAAGGGTATTCAAAAGGGTGCTATTGTAGTAAGTTGGAATCTATTGGGAGAATCATTCATTAATGAAACCTCAGTAGAGACTTTGACTATTGAAAAATTGCCACCGACTATTACATTACGATATATCCAAAAAATATCATCATAAAGTTGTTATTAGTTATTTAGTAGTATTAAAACTCATGTGTATTATTTGTATTGTTTAAGAGTAAACATTTGTTTTCAATCTGTGTTTTGCATAGTAAAAATCAATTGGGGAGGGACGTTGGGAAACGCCCCTTTTCTTTTGTGTTAATACTTAAGTTCTTCTTTAGCTCGATCTTCCCAATATTGTATATCTTGCCTAAGCTCCGAGATGTATCTCATAGATTCATTAGTCTTAGGCATTTCAAAAAATTCGATAAGCATTATATTAGTTATCCGAGTACTATTTTCAAGTCTTTCCTTGATAAAAGGTGGAGGAGTAATTAATACTTCAAATAAAAGATAGGCATCTGGAGAAAGCTTATCCTTCATATAGGTATACATCATATCAAGCATTTCTGATTTAGCTTTCTCTTCTTCGGTATCATCCTCTAATTCTTTATCATTATCGAATAAATCATCAAGTTTAAAGAGGCTTTGATTATACTCTGCTTGTTCTCCGTATGCAGAACGAAGCAATTTGTTTTTGAATGTACTAAGTGATGCAAGGATTCTTGCTTTAAGATGTTCTTCAGTACATTCACCATAGTATTTGTTGAAAACAAATAACATCTTATCCCAGAAATAGGATTGGATAATATCCGGTGTAAGGTTAAACCGTTTATAATCAATCTGACGGGTAAGGTTCCTAATTACTGGTTTACAGACTTTATAAAGTCTATTGAAAGTAGCTTCATCATATTCCTGCATAGGTTTTAATCGATGAAGCTCTGAGCCGTTATTTCCTTTACTTTTTCCCATGTTTTTAAATATTCGTTATGCAAATATAAGTATTTTTTCTTATATAAAATAATAATATTAAATATTCGGGAGCTTAAGGTAGTGGATTAGTAGTTTCTAGATAGATGTCAACATACTTAGAACTATCTCGGTACTATCAAAATCTATTAGTTTATATAATATTGCAATATAGATATGAAGAAGTTTAAAGACAAAGTTAAATTTAGTTTCACTCCGGATTTTCAGTTAGAAATACTTCGGTTTGTTTTAAGAGATAAGGAAGGAGGCTTAGTCCTAAAAAGGATTAAATCTAATTACCTGGTTCTCATAGAGCATGCTCTTATATTTGAGGGCATTGCTAAGTATTTTAAAAAGCAAGGTAAGATGCCTTCAGAGAATATTCTAAAGCAAGTAATAAAAGAATTGCTAGAATCCAAAACATACGTTGATTTGGTAACGAAGGATGATATACCCAATATAGAAAAGATAATAAGCAATCTCTACCACATCCCCTTATCTGATTCGGATTATATCAAAGAAAGGATATATCAGTTCTCTACTTATGTTGAGATGAAGAACTTAAATGATTCCTTCGATTTGGATAACTTCGAACAATATGAAGAATACTCAAGGAAAATTGAAAAGGTACTTCAGAAAAGTAAACCTAAGAAAGAGGATGAACCCTTATACATGATTCGGGATATTACCGAGAGACAATTTAGAAGGCAATCAGAGCCCTCAGTTATACCTTGCCCATTTAGGCAGTTGAATGAACTAACTAATGCAGGAGGTTATCCAGAGCATTCGGTTAATGTGATATTGGATAAACCCAAAGCAAAGAAAACATTTTTCATGGTAAACCTTGCAAGAGGTTATCTCAGAATGAAGAAATCAGTATTATATATTGATACAGAAAATGGTCAAGAACAAATCATGGACCGTTTCATTCAATCCAGTATCAATAAAACTAAGAAGGAATTATATTCGGGTGAATATGATAAACTTGAGGCAAAGCACTTAAGGAAACTTGCAAGGTTTGGGGTTGAATTAGTAGTTGAGCGTGTACCAGCAATGATTACTAATACCACCTATATAAGGGAAAAGATAATTCAATTCCGTAATCAAGGGATCGATATTAAAGTTCTTATGGTTGACTACGCTGGTAAGCTTGCATCAATAGCTGGTGATAGAGAAGATTTTGAAAGAATATCTAATGTATATGTAGACCTTCAGAACTTGGCAGAAGAATTACATTTAGACATTATATGGACTGCTCATCACATTACCCGTGAAGGTAAAAAGCATAGGCTTACTCGATATGACGAAAATGATATCTCTGGTTCAATTGCAATTGTTCGTAATGCCCAAGTTATCATGGGTCTTAACTCTACTGAGCAAGAAGAGAAAGATAATATTCTTCGAGCTGAGATAGTAGTACAAAGAGATGGTCTTCCTTCCGGTAGAGCATTATTCAAATGCGATGTCGAAAGGCAAAGATGTACAGAATTTACAAGGGAACAACGTAAACAATATGATGAAGTGTATTCTGGAGTATTAGATTCTATGATGAAGAGTTCTAAAGATAATCCCTCTGCAAATAAAGAAAAGTATGAGAAGAAATCAGGTGATATCTAAAAGAAAGTTAATCTCTAATATAGTAGGGTGGCCAGATTATTATATTTCTAAGAGAAGTAGGTTATATAGATACTACCCTAAAAGAAAAGTATGGATGTTATTAAAAGGTACCCTCAATCAGGGTAGGATATACCATATATTAAGAGATAGTAATAAACATAAAAGGATTCAGGCTTCTAGATTAGTAGCCTTAGCTTGGGTACCTAACCCAGAGAGTAAACCTCATGTATGTCATAAAGATAATAACCCTTGCAATAATATACATACTAATCTTTATTGGGGTACACAGAAAGAAAATATACAACAGTGTATCAGGGATAATAGATTTAGACCTCAAGGTAAAGTACCCATATCTAGAAAGGATATACTTAATCTTAATAAGGATTATTTAAACGGTGTTACTATAAAGGAACTAAAACAGAAATACAATATAACCCATATTCATAGATACGTTAAAGAAACTAAAAAGAGATATAGATTAGGACATGATAGGGTACGAGAGTTAATTAGGGATAAAGCCAAGGGTTACTCCAATAAAGAATTGGGAGAAAAGTATAAGCTAAGTAAAGCTAGTATTAGTCACTACTTAAATAGAAGTTTATGAAAATAACTAATCAGTTTAAATCTAGACTAAGGACATACTTTATTAAACGATTGGGAGGTTACGATTACCGGCATGGCTGGATGCGTATACCAACTTGCCCCTATTGTGGGAGAGAACATAAATTGGGAGTTAACCTTTCTATGTATAGAACCAATTGTTTTAGATGTAATGCCCATCCTTCTCCTGCTCAATTAATAATGGACATAGAAGGATTTACTGAGTACCATGAACTAATTAATTTTTTGAACAATGGACAATTTGATGAACTACAGTTTAAGGAAGAGAAAATCGAACTTGCCGAAAGTAAGCCCGTATATCTCCCAGATGGATTTAGAAATATTTCGCTCGGAGACAGCCAACTTGCAAAAAGCATTCGAGGATATATCAAGAAACGCGGCTTTAATATCGAGAAGTTTTCAAGATGTGGTATCGGATATGGAACAATGGGCACGACATATGGGTACCTTATCATCCCGTTTTATTATCGAGGACAACTTAGGTATTACAATGCTCGAAATGTTATCGGAAAAGGACCCAGATATAACAACCCAGACAAAGACATTACTGGCTTGGGAAAACAGTTTATCATCTTTAATCATGATGCGTTGGAGATGTATCGGTCGGTATTCATTTGCGAAGGGGCACTTAATGCTCTCACAATTGGGGATAGAGCAATTGCCACAATGGGCAAAGCTATATCTGCATTCCAAGTCAATGAGTTACTTAAATCCCAATGCGAAAGATTTATTATATTGTTGGACCCAGACGCAAAAGAATATGCCATCAACTTGGCTCTCAAGCTTGTTGCATATAAAAAAGTCAAGGTGGTGTTTTTACCAGACGGAAAAGACGTAAATGATTTAGGGAGAAGTCAGACACTTAAGTTAGTATATGCTACCAGGTACCAAAGTTATCAAGAATTGATATCAATCAGAAACTCATTGAAATAGGGAGTTCCTATTATATTATAAAATAATATATTTATGCGTGAACCATCTATCCATATAACTAAGTCTCAATTTGAGGAAATATTAAATACCCTAGAGGTAGATAATTTCCCAGTTGAGGCTTTTTTTGTTATTGCTCGAAAGGAGGCAATAAATCATAGAGCAGTCTTAGTTTCTAACAATAAGAATACTAAGAAAGTTTCTAACATTTTACTAGCATCCAAGGGAGATGCTGCCCTTGTTGCTGATATTTTATACGCAACCCGTATAAAGTTAAAGCATAGGGGAGTTCGTAAAATAAATGAGAGTAATTCCCGAGAATGGGCAAATTGTAAAAAGCTTGCAGAAGTATGTAATACCTTTTGTGAAGATTTTAAATTTGATACCCGGGAAGGTTTTATTAAATACATTGAGACTGGGTTAAAGAGAATGACTGATTATCGTAATGTTATGCAAAGGTTATTATCCATGCAGGAGAACATTACTAATCAGGTAGAGGCCGAATTAGAACTCAAGGGGGATAAGGACCCAGGCTTTACCAAAGACATCCATGATGAATTCATAAAAAGAGTTGCTAGTGTTACTGGTATTTATGAATCTTATGAACATCAGCCAGAGAAATATGTTCACTTTCTTAGGATTCATAATCTAATGGATGAAAAGGATTGGAATGTATTTCAATTTTTGGATGCCCAGTTCGAAGCTCTTGCTTGGTGTAATGGATTACCAGAACCAAGTCAGATGTATAATGATAAGGCTATCGAAAGATATAATAAATACTTATATAAAAATAAAGATAAACGAACCTTAGACGAGCCTCAAGTAGAGGGGAGTCTTTGGGATAAAATAAGAAAATGATATGAAAGGTTTACAATTTTTCGGAAACAGAGTAGAGGATGCAGCTAATGCTTTTATAGATGTCCTCAAGTATTCAGACCAATCCGTGGATTATCCAGATTACGATGATGTGAATTATTTCCTTGAGAAATTGATTGCCGATGAGGAACATCATATCAAACTTCTTAAGGAAGCAATGGGCATGGATAAAGCCACTAAGGGTGTAACGGTAATTATCAAATGAGTAAGATAATTATTCAGAATGGGAATATGTGCGAACTTGACTTACCTCTTAAGTTCGCACAGAAACTTTATAATGAGTTTGCCATTCGACATCCGAATGCTTTCTACTTACGTACAAGGCAAAGAGGTATGCAGAATTGGGACGGTAAGATTCATTACATCACCAAGACTGGGCAATTTAAAATAGGTTTACTTCCCAAAGTATACGATATGTGTATTGAGATGGGGATTAAACCTAAAGTTGTAGATATGAGACAACCTTTACCTAAAGTCAGTAAAGTAGTTACGAATATAGGCAAATATAAATTAAGACCAGAGCAAGAGAAAGCTGTTAAGGCAGTTATCAATAATAAGATAGGGAATACACCTTTTCATATTGGCGTATTAGATTACACTGTTAATGCAGGTAAAACACTTATCATGTCGTCTTTATATTTATCCTATAAGAAGCAGTTAAAGACTTTGCTAATAACTAATGATTCGGATTGGTTAAATCAAGCTAGAGAAGAATTTAAGCAATATCTTCCCGGAGAAGATATCACTTTTGTTCAAGGCAAGGTTTTAAACTGGAGTAACTTTACTATAGGTATGGTTCAATCTATTTCGAGAAATATGAGATTCTATCAAAAGGAATTATCTCAAATAGATATGGTACTTATAGATGAGGCTGACCAAGGAGGTAGTAAGCAATATCAGAATGTAATCACTCGGTTATTTAATACCAGAATTCGTATAGGATTATCTGGTACTATTTATATGAGTAAGCTTGCTAAGGATAGGGTTAAGAATATGAACTTAGAATGTTTCTTTGGTAAAGTACTTGCTGAGTTCAAACTCAAGGATTCTATCAAAAAGGGTTATTCAACAAAAACCGTTGTAAAGATGGTACCTGGTAAACCCTGGTATGGTAATTGGGAATCTGATTGTATTTCCTATAAGGAAATATACGATGATTCAATCACCAATTGTTATACAGCTTGGTTAATGGCTTATAATAGATTACTATGGAACCTTAATCAAGGCAGATACCCTGCTCTCGTAGTATGCAAGCATATTGCACATTGTGAAAATCTATATAAGTTCTTTAAAAAGAAACTGGGCGATGCCTATAATATTGCCTATGTGCATGTTAATACTCCTTCTAAGTTAAGACAACAAATAATGAAGGATTTTAGAGAAGGTAAAATAGATATCCTGGTATCAACTACAATCATTGCTCGAGGTAAAAACTTTCCTAAGCTTAAGTACTTACTCAATACCGCAAGTATGGATTCACAAGAAAAATCCATTCAATTCCTTGGTCGTTTGGTAAGAACCGATGAATCTAAAAATAAGGTATACCTTGATGACCTTCATTATCCTGGGAATTATTTAGATAGGCACGGTAAACATCGGAAGCAATATTATCAGAGACAAGAATTGAAAGTAATACTGTTAGATAAGCTATGGAAGAAACATCCTAACCATAGCCTTATTAAGAGTTAACTAGAAGTACTATGAGTATTTACTTTTTCTCCGTAGGAGGAAAAGAAGATTACAATTAATAAGCATATAGGCATTATGAATAATGATAAACTAATATGTATCAGAGATGAGGATGATAATAAACTAACTACTCTATTATCAGATGGTTGGAAGATAATCCAAATCTCTGCATCCGGTATTTATTGCTGGGTACTCTTAAGGAAACCCAATAATACTAAAAAGAAAATCAAAGGCTTTCAGTGATGGAGAAATATATTTTAATTACAGCGGTTGTTATTATGATAATAATACTCGCTTTAGACTTCATACTTTCTAAGGATGGCTATCAATGCCATTCATGTAAGAAACGTTTTCATAAAGAGGATTTAGAAATCAAGGGATGGCATTTAAAAGAATGGGTCTGTCCCAATTGTAAACACCTTAATTATACTTATGATGAGGAAGATTAAAGAATGGTTTAAGTCGTTTAAGTCTCTTGTTGTGGGAGAGGTACATAATCCTAAACATGTATTCAACTGTAGAGATTTGATATGGATATCAAGCTTGGAAACTTCTCAAAATACTCCCGAATGCTTTACTCATTATTTCTATCTGTACTGGAGTAATGGTATGGTAGTCAAAGTATGTCAAGAGAGTCATGATAGAAATTCATACCAAGAATTATATAAACTCAGGGAACTATTTATAAATAACATCGGTTATTCCTATGTTCCCATAGAAGATAACAGTGAGATATACATTTATTATAAACGTAAAAAGGATATATAATGGCTAAGTATCATTTATATATACGGGCAATCCCTGGATATTCAGATTATTATGCAACTGTAGATGGGGATATACTTAAGAAAAGAGGTAATTCTCTTTTTAAACTTACTCCTACCAAAGTTCATAATGGTTATTATACTGTTAAAATTATACACCGAGTTAAGGTTCATAGGTTAGTAGCTTTAACCTTTTTACCTAATCCCAATAATTATCCTATTGTAATGCACAAGGATAATAATCCAGAGAATAATAGGGTAGGTAATCTTAAGTGGGGAACCCAATCTCAAAACATGAAACAGATGGTTAATGATGGTAGACAAAGAAAATCTAAAATAATTAATTATAAATCTGAGGTATTAACCCTACATTCTCAGGGTTTTTCTATCCCTGAAATAATCAAGTCTGTGGGGATCAGTAAAACTTCAGTACATCGTATAATAAAAGGGAAGCTATGAGTAAGAAAAGTAAACCAAAAAAGTTACCCGATTTAAGTAAACAAGATATTTTAACACCAATAGATTTAACTCAGTTGGGTACTAATGGCGATGTTTGCTTTGGTATTGGGTATGATTTATCCACTAAGGAATGTAAGCTATGCGGAGACTCAGAATTATGTGCATTCAAGATGTCACAGAACTTGAACATCACCAGGAAAGAACTTGAACAGAAGAATCAATACAAGGATTTAGATGTACTTGAAGATACCATTGGTATCAAGAAATACATCCGAGGCTTGATTCGAAAAGGGAAAGACAGAAAAGAGGTTATTACCAAAACCGTTGAGAAATTCGAAGTACCAAGAAAACGTATTAGAGAACTTTATAAAGAGTGTACTAAATAATGAAACCAATAGAGATGATATGGGCTATGTTCAAGGTATACCTTAACAACCCAAACTATTTTGTAAAGCAAGAAGATGTACTTGCTAATTTATGTATGGAGGGTTCTACCGATGTAATCAGGATGTGTAATTCATTGGGAGTACATGTTTCTAGACCCGAGAAATTAACCTTTGGACAACTTTTACGTAAATGTAATATATTATGAACAGATTTAGATTTATCAAAGTAAGGGAGGTAGTATCTCCCAACAGAGCAAACCCAAATGATGCTGGGTTAGATTTTTATGTACCAACTGATTTATATCCTGAGGATATCCACTCTAAGAATGAATTTGATTCAGGAGGATATGATTTGGATATACCCTTTAGTGAACATTTCGTAAGGCATATAGCTTTAAAACCAGGTCATCGTATACTTATCCCATCAGGTATCAAAGGTTTGTTAGAACCGCCTGCATCTATGCTAATGGCAGCAAACAAATCTGGTATAGCTACTAAGAAAGGGTTAATCTTTACTGCCGAGATAGTGGATTCTCCCTATGTTGGAGAGATACACATTGGAGTATACAACACTTCTCAAGAAGCCCAGGTTATTGAGGCTGGCCAGAAGCTGGTACAATTTATTCATGTACCTATCTATATTACTGAACCAGAAGAGATTCAACAAGAGGAATTTTATACTGAATCCCAGATGTGGGGAAGTAGAGGAGGGAATGGTTTTGGTTCATCAGGAAGTAAATAATCATGGACATCAGGAATATAAATGAACAAGTGCCTCAGGTAGAAGAAACTGAGGCACGGATACTACAAGAAATGTATGATCTTGGGATAGAACAATTCTCTGGATATAAATCTATAGAGAAGTTACTAGATTATCCCTTAGATATAAATAACCCAAAGAATCAAGTTATTCTAAAGGATTTTATTGGTAGAGTTATCGAAGAATTAACCGAAGGATTCGAATCTACCGATGAAGTAGTATCTATATATCGTGATTATGGATGGAATAATGATTGCTTAACCTCAGAAGAATACACTCAGGTATTAAATCATCTAGCAAATGCAAATGAGGAACAAGCAGATGCCTTGGGATTCTTCTTTACTTTGCTTTTGTATTCTAATATATTGCCAGAAGATATTCTGAAATACCAAGATGCAAAGAGTTTATTTGAGGTAATGGCAATTGGAGTCAAAGACTTACTCATCAAGTACCCAGACCATCGAAGTGTAAGGAAATACCCTATACTAAGTCCAACTGATTGGGCAAGAGAAGATAGAGCAGAATATGATAAGATAGTTTCTTATACCCCAGGTTTTCATGAAATGAGCGAGATATCTCATGAAAATGAGAAGCTATATTTATGGGAAGTAATATATGAACTTAATAAAGCAAGGAACTTCCTTAAATGTAGACCCTGGAAACAAACTCAAGTGATGACCAAAGAAATAGATTTTCAGGAATCTTTGGTAAAGTCATTCTATCTCTATATGGGATTTTTAGCCATGAATGGGTTTACTCCTTGCGGATTATTTAGTTTATTCTTTAAAAAACAACGTCTCAATTTATGGAGACAAAATACTAATTACTAGCATGTCAGGATGGAACCATAAATTAGAGGGACTTCAACTTAATCCGGAGGAGTCCCTCCATTCGTTAGAATTTGCTACTTCACAAGAGGCATGGGAAAAACTCAATGAGGGATTCCTAAGATTAGAGCCTGCTTTATTTGCAAAGGGGGCTATTGCCAATAGTGGGGTAGCAGTAGTGTATAATGTATTTATAAAGATACGAAAAGCTTGGGTAGACCCAGAATTTGATTATGGGCGGTGTTTCAATTATAAAGAAACTAAGTGGACTAGCTTATTGAATAACTACATAGACTTTAATAAGCTTGACTTGTTGCGTAGTAAACTGAGAGTACTGAGAAATAAGTACAATCAGAATTACAATATAACTTATATGTTCAATAATCATCATGATAATGGTAAACAATGTCTAATAGCTGCGACTTTTTCAAAACGATTCGGGGAAGACATCCCAGTTATTACAATGGTAGTTCGGGCTTCGGAGATTACCAAGAGGTTAATATTCGATTTCCTATTAATTCAACGAATGTCAGAGTACGTATATGGGCCGGACCAGTCAGTACAAATCAACCTATTTGCGACTCAAATGTACGGAAATGTGGAGACACTTTTAATGTATCATACCCATAAACCTTTGAAGAAGGTACTTAAAGGAGCAGAGGAGAATTCATGGAATAAGAGAATAAAAGAGATATGGAAGAAATTCCAAAAGGGTACAGAGAAGGAATTCTCTTCATTCAAGGTATTCTTTAGAAGTTTTAAAGTGCTTCGACCAGATTTATATGAGGAAACATATAAATCAATGAAAGCAAAAGAATTACTTCTTGAATACGAGGATATAGAATATCCTGAGAATGTAATCTCTTACTCTCAACGTAAAGCATATAAGAAGAAACTTTTAAAACAAAAGAACAATGGAAGAAGCTAAGGAATTTTTAAATCAGAAGCGTATAGGATTAGTAAACAAATTCTATTACCAAGTTTTTGAGATTAAAAAGAACGGAGGGGAACCGAATATTCCTCTCTTACTACAAGAGGTAGAGGATTTTGATAATTTTGTATATCGCTACTGGCATATGACCTGGGTTAGTTCTACAATGTCATACAATTAAATATTTATATTATATGAGGATATATTCGAACAGTTTTGAGTTGATGTCGGAAACTGGCAGAGAACTCAACAGTTATGGGCAATTGGTAAAACCCAAAACCTATCAGAACAAAGTAATTGAAGGTAATGAGGATTTTTATACAAAAGAACTCATTTGCCAACAATATTGCTTAACTTCACTTGGAGACCCAGTATGGTTATTCATATTCTCTCATTCAAAGGAATGGGCAGATGCCGAGTTTAAAGAAAGAATTGGTTGGTATGATTTAAATCCAGGTAAAGCTTGGGAATTGAGAAAAGATTTATGGGAACAGTTTTTGGTGAATGGTAAGTTTGATTACACCTACCCAGAGCGTATTTGGAACTCGTTAGACATTTATGGTAGTACTTCTTTTAACTGTGATTCAGCAATGCAATCAGTTATTGAACTTCTTAAGAGGGATAATGATACTCGTAAAGCAGTACTCCCTATATTCCATGGTACAGATTTAAGATTCCTTGATGGAAGTAAACGTATACCTTGCTCAATGTATTATGATTTCCTTATCCGTCAGAATGGTAAAGGAGAGAAGGTATTACATATTTGCTATCATCAAAGAAGTTCTGACTTTGTACAACATTTCGGTAATGATGTATATCTTGCATGGAGACTCATGCAATATGTAGCTAAAGAGGTAGGAGTAAAACCGGGTTATCTGTATCACACAATCGATTCTCTTCATGCTTATAAGAAAGATTGGACATCATTAGCATCTAATCTGGAAGACTTACAAGAGAAATACTAATAATGAGGGATGTATATCTACTACTGGTGGGTATGTCCCTTTTTCTATTTATAAATATATGAAGAAAAAACATGTATCATCTTTTCCAGTAATCTTGCGTAAAAGGTTCATGGATAATATACCTGGATTTTCTGGTTATTATGTTTCTAAACGAGGTCGGGTATATACCAGAAGAAGAGTTGGATTAGGTAGAAAATCTAAAACTGGTGTTGGAGATTTAAACAGATTGGGTTATTGGAGGGAATTAACTAGAATAACTAACCATAAGGGATATTATAGGTTAGTAATACAGGATGATTTCCGTAAAAGACATTATGTACAAGTGTCTAGGTTGGTAGCTTTAGCTTATATACCTAACCCATTAAATAAACCATTTGTATGTCATAAAGATAATAATCCTAAGAATAATTTTTATAAAAATCTTTACTGGGGTACTCAATCTGAGAATATTCAACAATGTGTTAAAGATGGGAGACATCAATCATGCAAACTAGATATGTAATTATTAAGAACAAACGTATGCTTAAAAAAGTTATTGAACTATGTAAGTATACCGGATATGCCAGTGTGGATTATGAAACTGATGGTTCACCCATATATAATAGGGGTTTTAAGCCAACTATACTCTCAGTATCCTGGATGCCAGGGTTTGGTGCTTCTATTCCTTTAGACCATTTCGAAACAAAAGATTATACTTCACCCGGTTGGAATTGGAAAAAGATGCTAAGGAAATTTGGGGAAGAGGTAATCGAGAATTATGAGATAACTAAGGTTGCATGGAACTGGAAATTTGATGACCAGATAAACCAGAAATATCAAATATTCTATAGAGGTACTTGTTTAGATGGTATGCTTGCAAAATATCTACTAAACGAGGAAAAACCTAATGATTTAAAATCAATGGTAAGAAGGTATTTACCAGAGTATGGTAATTATGAGAAGCAAGATGCTTTTGATAAAATACCTTGGGATAAAAAAGAGTTAGACCCACTTTGCCATTATGGATGTCAAGATACGGATTATACTCTTAGGTTAATGATATTCTTTGAAAAGAAGCTGATTGACCTTGGTTTGTACAGTACCTTCAGGAATTTAATTATGTCTGCATCAAGGGTACTCACTTCAGTAGAGAAGAATGGTTTGTATCTAGATAGAGAGTTCAATAATCAACTACTGGAAACATATAAACCAAAAATAGATGCGGCTAGACAAGCTATATATGATTTGCCAAGAGTAAAGAAATTCGAAAAGAAGTATAACCAAGAAAAGGTTGATAAGTATATCCAATCTATCGAATCAGAACTTGAAGAGTTAGATTATAATGACCCAAAGGATAAACGTAAGATTGCATCAAGGGAACAGAAAATTTCAAATATTAAGGCAGGTATATTCACAACTAAAAAGGAACAAGAATTAATAAGACCCATTAATTTGGGTAGTTCAGTTGATTTGCCTAAGCTAATGTATTCGGAAGATGGATTCCATTTCGATGTAATTAAAGATAACGAATCTGGTAAACCAAGTACAGATGAAGAGACTTTAACTAACTTAAGGTTAACAGTTAAAAAACCAGATTCACCCAAGGCAATATTCCTTGATAAACTTCTAGAATTAAGAGGTTTAGAGAAAATGTATAAAACCTATATTGAAGGTTGGCATGAGAAAACTCAAGATGATGATAGACTACATGGAAGATTCCTTATCCATGGAACTACATCAGGAAGATTATCTTCAGCAGAACCCAATGCTCAGCAAATACCAAAGACATCAGTAGACCCAAATATAAAGAAACAATTGGTTGCTCCAAAAGGAACCCTTTATATTGCTAGTGACTTTAGTCAGGCAGAGTTAAGAATTATGGCTCATTTATCTGGAGATGAAACTTATTTGAATGCTTTTAACTCCGGTCAGGACCCTCACTTAGCAATTGCTGCAACTAAATATCACATATCTTATGATGAAGCTTTAAAAATATATGAGGATGAAAATCATCCAGAACATAAGATATGGAAGGTGAGAAGAAAGCAAGCTAAACAAATTGCTTTTGGACTTATTTATGGAATTGGTGCAAAATTACTAGCAGTAAAACTATCTGACCCAAAATCTGGTATTATAGTTACACCAGAAGAAGCCCAAAAGGAAATGGACATATTCTTTGGTCAGCATCCCAAGCTAAAAACCTTTTTAAAGAAACAAGAGAAATTCCTTAGAAAGAATGGGTACTTAGTTTCTTTATTTGGTAGAAAACGAAGATTACCTCAAATTTATTCTTCAGATAAAGGAGAAGAAGCTTATGCTTTACGACTAGCATTAAATTTCCCTTGTCAGTCTGCAGCTTCAGATATGTGTCTGTTTGGTAGTATTTTAATTTATTATCTTATGAGGCAGGGCAAATTACCTCCAACTAAATCTGTGTGCTTAGTTCATGATGCTAACTATCAGATTACTAAACCTGAGAATATAAATATTTGGAGTATCTACGAGATGTGGCAAATCTATAGGAATCCCTTAACTAAACCTTATTTTGGTTTTCAAATAGATGATGTCACAATGGATATGGAGTTTGTTATTGGTAGGTCAATGGCAGAAGAATTACCCTTTATACCTGGTTATGATTATAGGAAAATGTTAGAACCTGATTTCTCAGTAGATGAGTATATGGAAGAACATAAGAAGTATAAACACATACCAATTTCAGAGTATAAGAAACGTTTTAACAAACAAATGAAGCAATATGAAAAAGATTTTGAACGGGCCCACGGTATGGAGGGCTAAATGCCCAGTATGTGATTGTGAATTTGAATATGACAATAGTGAAACTTTTGGGGTTTATAAAAAATCGGGCGATTATTTTAGGATAGTACAATGTCCTAATTGTAAAACTAATATAAAGCATTCAGATTCAGTATCTACCATTACAGGAGTGAAAAGAGAAGATACTATGTCTACATAAATAATATAAATTTATGGAATTATGGCAACACAGAAAGAGATTGATAATGCAAGCAAATTAACTGCCCTTACTTATATGGTTGCAGGTTGCTTAGGTTATTCTATCGAAAATTTACTTAAGTATTTAGATGGGGTTAATCTAAGGTTGAGTGGACAAGAAAAAATGTTACTTAACCGATTAAAGACTCAGTTATCTCAAGTACAAACTAATCTTACTACTTTAGAGGGATTGGCTTTTAAAGTGATGGCTACAGATGAGGATGGTAAACTTGCTTATGAAGATGCCACCCATATTTATTGGGCTGCATTTTTAGCATTACTCGATAGAGGTGGTACTGATAACTTATGCGACTTAAGATTAATGGCTTTGGTAGATAAGGTAAGCATCTATAAATCTCTTCTTAATTTGCCTGGTATGAAACTCTCCTATCAAATGGCTTTTGCTCAAGTAACTAAAGCAATAAGCAAAGGGGAATTTAGTAAAGAAGACTTTAAAAACCTATTAGAAGTTTATGAAGACGGAACTGAAAAAACTAAAGGTTAAATTTGAGGGTAGGGCCCTAGAAATAGATATTCAAAAAGAATTGTCTATCAATGAGAATATCATTAATTCTCAGCTACGAGAATCTCCTTCTAGTTATTATATTCTTTGTTCTCTTAGAGATAAGTATATAAAGGAAAGAGATTTACTAGCAAGGGAAAAGGATGAAGCCTATTCCAATGCTTGGGTATATTATAAGGATGCTAATGAAAGGTGGAATAACGAATATGTTTCTCATAAGGCAAATCTTAACAAGAAGTATTCTTCTATTTATGAGAGATACTTAAAAGCTGTAGAAAAAGCAAATAAGTTCATAGCTATATGTAAAGCCTATGAGAGTCGGGAGAATATACTAAGAACTATTAATGCGAATCTAAGAAAGGGTTAACCCATTGAACTATAATTAATTACTAACTTTTAAAAACAGTATTAGAATATGAATTATTCAATGACATTTATCTCACCTCTTGTGGCTGAGAAATTTAATCAAGAATTACCTGGATGCCCTACAGAAAATCGGGTACTTATTTTATCACCTAAGGAAGTAAACCAAACCAAGTCAGGTCTTATCATTCCCGAGCAAGTAAAAGAGGGAGTACCTCGTAAAGGAGTGGTAGTAAAGAGTGGGGAGATTACAGAAGAATATAAAACCTATCGGGAATTGGTGGGCATAGGTAGGATAATTACCTATGGTTTGTATGCAGGCAAGGAACTAGAATTCGAAACAGATAAATTATCTTCTGCTCTTCAAAAGATCTTAGAGAAAAACGTTCTTACCGTATTGAGTATGAACGAAGTAGTTTACTCAGAACCGAATAATTAAAACTAATCATTATGATAAAAGACAAGAAGGAAAAGAAAGTTTCATCAGAGGGACTTTCTACAAAAGAAAAGATGCTAGCTAGAAAGAAACAGCTAGAATCCAAGGGAAATGGTAGTGGGTTAGTATATCCAAAAGAGGGAACTCTGAGGATGAGAATTAAATCTCCGGGTGATGACCAAGAATTGGGTATCGAAATTATTCAATTCTACCTGGGTGGCAATTTGGGAGGGGTTATATCTCCGGCTACTTTTGATGAACCTTGCCCATTCATGGAGAAATACCAAGAATTGAAAAACTCCAAGGATGAAGATGACAAGGAACTTGCCAAGAACCTGGTACCAAGAAGAAGATATGTTATCGGTGGTATCATTTACTCAGATGAAAAGGGTAGTAAGGTAGATTACGAAGGCAAAGATAAGGGAGTTTTAGTTCCTCGCTCAGTATACCAGGATATCATTGACCTTTACCTTGATGAAGATGAGGCAGGTGATATGACAGATCCAAAAACTGGATACGATATCAAGGTAATTCGTTCAGGGTCTGGTAAACTAGATACCACTTATTCTGCCCGTGCTTGCAAACCAACTAAGTTGGACAAGAAATATCAAGGTACAATTGACCTTGAGGGGATAGTTCGTTCTCAAATCAAATCCTATGATGAGTTGGAAGATTTACTTTCACAGTATCTAAACGAAGACCATGGGGATGACGATGATGACGATAAGTCAAAGAAGAAAAAGAAAAAGGGAGTTCACAAAGACCATTACATGGAAGATGATGAACCTAAGAAAAAGAAAAGAAAATACAAATCGGATATTTAAGGGTTAGTAATATGGTTTCATTCGAAGGTGGTAATTAGATTCGTTCTGTTATCACCTTCTTTAGTTTAAAGACATTACATTATGGCAAAGAAATCTAAGGTTGGTTTAAAAGTACCAACAGCAAATGAGATGGCAAAGAAATATGGGAGTATGATTAAATTAGCTTCAGAAGTAACTGATACCAATTTATATATACCATCTACTTTCTTTGCTTTGAACTACTTATTCGGTAAGGGTATTCCTTATGGTAAAATCGTTGAGATTGCTGGAGAGGAATCCTCTGGTAAATCTTTAGTGGCTTATAACTTTGCTTATGCTACTCAACAACTCGGAGGTCATGTGATATGGGTAGATGCTGAACAATCCTGGATGAATTCATGGGCTGAAATCAATGGAGTAGACCCTGCAAGAGTAACCATTGTTAATGATACCCGTATTGAATATATTGCAGACGTAGTGGCAGACTTAGCAATATATTTACGTTCTCAATTAACTCACAATGAACCGATACTCTTAGTAATTGATTCTATTGCAGCTACTGACTGTACTGATAATATAGATGCTAAGATGGTTGATGGTAAGGCAGAGATGGGAGGTAGAGCAAAGGCTCTTTACAAATACTTCCGTATCAGAAGTGAATTATTCTACAAACTGGGAGTATCTCAGATTTATATTAACCAATTAAGAACTGCTTTGAATGTCGGATTTGGAAAAGATAATACTTGCCTTCATTATGATACCATGATACCTTTTGTTGATGGTACTTCTATGAAAATAGGAGAAATTATTAAGAACAAAATCTCTAAAGAGGTATGGAGTTATAACGAAGAGAAATGTATATTTGAACCAAAACCAATTATAGATTGGGTAGTAAAATCGGAAACCAAAAAATGGATTCAGTTTAAGACTAAAGGTCCAGAAACTATAAATGGTTTCAACGGATTTACCTGTACCTATACCCATCATTGTTTAACCAATCACGGTTGGAAAAAGGCTGAAGATATAGATATACATGATAAACTGATATCTAAGCAAAGAAGGGTAATAAATGGTACATTAAGAGATTTTCTATGGGGTACTATACCATTTGATTGTTCTCTGTATAATGGTAGAAATAACTCAACTACAAGGATTACCTTTAGTAATAATAAACAAGAGGATTATCTGATATGGAAGTCTGATATGATAAAAAATGCTTTTCCAATGAAGATAAAAGCTAATAAAAATAAAAAGTTGATTAGTAAAATAGGTTATACTGAACTTAGAGAGATATATAATAGGATAGGTAAAGAGAGAGATCCCTTAAAGCTATGGGATTTATCTAAACCATTATCTCCGATAACTTTAGCAATATGGTATATGGATGATGGCCATAAATATAATAATGTAACGGTGGGTATATCTATATCTCCCAGAAGGACTGATTTAAATAGATTATCCATTTATCTTAATAATATATGTGGTTTAGATAATCAGTTATATGAACATGGTATCAAGTTTACTAATCAAGGTTCAACTAAACTTATGGAAATGATATCACCATATATTATTGAATCTATGCAATACAAGTTATTACCTGGTTATGAGGGTAAGTATATACCATTTTCTTTAGAATACCAAGAAAATTATATCCCAATAGAGGTAGAGATAATTTCAATAAATAAAGAGTTTGATAAAACAAACCGAAGATTTAGAAGACCCTATAAACGTAAGAAATATGATATTACAATTCCAGATAATCATAATTTTTTGGCTGGTTCTACTGAACAGGGAATAGTAGTACATAATACAACTACAGGAGGTGCAGCACTTAAGTTCTACGCTTCAATCAGAGCTGCTTTCTATTCAGGAAGGTCTGTTACCATTAAACAAAATGGGAAAGAAAGGAAAGCTGGGAAACTTGTCACTATCAGACTTATTAAAAATAAAGTTGCTCCTCCTCGACCTACAATCAGCAAATGCCCTGTATATTTCAATCCTAAATTCCACGAAGTCGGGTTTGATAGATGCTATGCTTTAGAAGATGTATTGGTAGATACCGATGTAATCGAAAAAACTACTGGTGGGTATAAATTGAAAGGGAAAACTCTTGCAAGAGGAGAAGAGAAATTCCAAAAGCTTCTGGAAGAAGACGATGAACTTCGTAGAAAACTTTTACGGAAAGCTGGAGTAAATACCATAGGTACTACTAAAAAACAACTGGAGAAAATAGAAACAAATCTATTCCCAGTCGATGGTGTAGAATATGAAAACTATTCAGATTCAGAAGAGGAGGAGGAAGACGATGAATAAGAAAGAGGTAGAAGGTATAGAGAAAGTAATTAAAGAGTACCTTAAGAAAAATTTGAGAATGGAATCTAGGGTTAGGTATCTAGATGCTTATAGCCAACCAGAGAATTATTTAGATGTATATCTTGGAGAGGAAAAGATTCAAGAAGTTTCACTTTATGAATTAGATTTTGGACGATGAGCAAGAAAACAATATTACTGATTGATGGAGAGAATATTCTCCATCAGTCTTTTCATAAGTTCGAAAAACTTAAATCTACCGATGGCAAACCGAGTGGGGCAATATTCGGATTTTTCAAATCTCTACATATGTATCTTACAAGGTTTGAACCTGATGATGTTTATATATCTTTCGATAATGGTCATTCACCAGTAAGGATGGAGTTATTACCCAATTATAAGGAGCATCGGAAAAATATATCTGTAGATTACGAATCATTGCAAAAGCAAAAGGCAATTATAATGAAAATGCTGGGTATGCTAAGAATTAATTATATCTTCGATAAAAAGAAATCTACAGTATATGAAGGAGATGACTTCTTAGCATACCTTGCAATTAAAAAATTCCAATCCGAGAAAATGATACTCATATCTTCGGATAAGGACTTTAACCAGTTGCTATCAAATAACCTGAGGATATATAATCCCAGAAAAGATGAGATGATAAGAATGGATAACTGCAAAGAATTATTCGGTTATCATTCTCATGAAACGGTAGAGTACCTTGCAATGGTTGGAGATACTTCTGATGATATATCCGGGTTCCCAGGTATAGGACCAGTAAAGGCAAGGAAAATCCTTGATGAAGGTAGAATTGAGAAATTTATTGCCCAGAGTAAGAACAAAGAATATCTCCAAATATGGAAAAGGAATGAACAGTTAATAGACCTTTTCTGGTTTGTAAGACATAACCCATTGGACAAGTTACCAATTAAGTCAAAGAAGAAGTTTAAATATGAGAAATTCAAAGAACTTTGTATCGAATACTCTTTAGCATCATTCTTAACAAATGAATTTATAAAACCATTTAAAGTATTACATCATGAGTAAGAGGATTATGTTTGTAGGTCCCTCAGGTATAGGGAAAACTACTTTAGCACAAGCTGTAGCTAAGAAATATGATATACCCTTCATATCTGGTAGTATGTCAGATTTATTGCCTGCTACTAAGAATGTATCTCACAATGAGATATTATCTTTAGGTTCTGAAGCAATGTATAAATCTGATTTTCAATTGTTAAACCTAAGAAACAAGCTATTCAAGGATAAAGAGAATTTTGTGACCGATAGGAGTTATGCAGATTTAGCTGCTTATTTCTGGTATAAACAATCAAGAAATATGCCAGAATGTGAAATGGAGCATTTCTTTTGTCAATGTAAGGAACTGATGGAAAATCAATGCGATTTAGCAATATTTCTTCCATTAAACTTAAGTACTTACCATGAGTGGCCAATGGAGGATAATAAAAAGAGAATTATGAACAGATTTTTTCAAGTTCAAATATCTTCTCTTATGAGTGAGTTACTTGCAAATTGGGAAATACCAACAGTATGCGTAGAGAATCTTGATTTTTGTACTAGACTAAACCAGATATGGTATCATATTGATAGGATATGGGAAAAGAAGTAATGATTGATAATATAAAAGGCTTTCCCGGGTATCACATTACCCGGGATGGTTTGTTATATAGTAGGTATGACAAAAAGGGTAGATTAACCGATGAATATCATCAAAATAAAATATACACTCGCTCCAATGGGTATCAACAAGCAGTATTAAAAATCCGTAAATTAAACCTATTAAGAAGAGCTTATATCCATAGGTTAGTAGCTGAAGCTTATATATCTAATCCTTTAAATAAGCCATGTGTATGTCATAGAGATAATATAAGAACTCATAATTGGGTAGATAATCTCTATTGGGGTACATATTCTGAAAATACAGAACAAGCTTCTAAAGATGGTAATCTAAATGGCCCACTTAAGAAACTAAGATTTATCGTATTTTCAGATCTCCATTTACACTCTTGGGGAAAATATGAAACTAGACTTAATACTGCTATTAAGGTGTTAAGGATTATATCCGATGAATGTATGAAGTATCAGGTTCCTGCTTTATTTTGTGGTGATTTATTACATGAGTCAAATAGAATTTCTAGTGAACTAGCAGAAATTCTACATGATGAATTTAAGAAGCTTGATGAAAAAGACTGGATTATGTATAATATATCCGGAAATCATACACTAAACCGAATTAACCGAATAGATAAACCCTCTTTTTCTTGGGATATCTTTTTTTCTGGGATATATAGGTTTTTGAAAAATATAGACCTAAAAAGGGTTCATATAGGTAATACCTATATATATGGAGTTCCCTATATTGATAATAACATTGGCTTATCCGAATATCTTAATAAGATTAAGTTAGTAGGAGATAAGAAAAGATGTAAGCATATACTTATGCTTCATACTGACTATCCAGGAGCAAAAGATACTGATGGCAGGGAAATAGACTCAGTAGAAAATCTTAATGTAAATACTCTGAATAAATTTGATTTAGTATTATGTGGGCATATACACAAACCCCAAAGACTTTCAAAGAAAGTATATATGATAGGAGCCCCTTATCAACAAAGAAGGACAGATAAAAATTGTAAACTTGGATATTGGAAACTTTATTCAGATCTATCCATGGAATTTGTAGAATTAAAAGGGTTTCCGAAATTTGTTGATGTAGAAAGGGAAGAGGATACTAAGGATGACGGCAATTATTATACAGTAATTCCTCAAAAAGCTAGTACTCCAGTTAATAACAAACATAAGATTACTAAGCAACTTTCTAAGAAGTCTCTAGCAAAGAGATACCTAAGAGAGAAAGGTATTAAAGATGAGGTTAAAACTAATCTATTAATTGAAACACTTAAAAAGGCTGAATCATGTTAACGTTCTTAAGCTTAGAAGCAGAAGGATTTTGTTCAATAGAATCCTTACATCTACAATTAAACCCAACTTGTACCATACTTATCAAGGCCCCAAATGGGAAAGGGAAATCAACTATTCTCTCTGCCTTGGTATGGGCAATATATGGGAAAAACCTAAAGGGTGTTTCTGAGGTAAATACCTGGAAGCAAGTAAGGCCTAAAGATTACAAGGGTACTAAGGTACAAGTATATTTTCAGAAAGATTCTCATACATATAAGATAGTTAGATGTCAAAAGTATGATGAAGTACTTGAGGATGGTGCCAAAGGCAAAGACAGACTTATTTTCATGAAAGACGGTGATATAGTAGATATAAAAGGAAAGGGGAAGATACAGGATTTTATAAACAGAGAGATAGGTTTATCATATACTCTGTTTATGAACTCAATTATGTTTGGGCAGGGTATAAAAAGACTTATACAAGAATCTAATTCTGATAAGAAAAAGATATTCGAAGAAGTATTTGACTTAGAGTTCTTAAACCTTGCTAAAGGCATTGCATTACAAGATAAAAATAACTTGATATCTCAAATAAATGAGGTAGAGCATGAGTCTCAAATGCTTAAGAAAGAATTGGAGGCTAACAAGGAAGCTTACTTCGATATGAGAGATAGAGAAAAATCCTTCAAGCAAAAAATCAAAGAAGAAAGGAGAGAGTTAAAGCAAGATAGAGAAAAGCTAACTAAGTTACTGACTGAAAAACAAAAACAAATTAAGGATGAAGTAGATGCTTCGCTTCAGATAAAGATTAAAAAACAAAATGAACTAATCCTTGATTTGAGAGGTAAGATAAAAGATGCAAAGAATTTATCAAATGTACCTCTTAAGAAAGTAATTAAAGAATTAGTAATACAGTTAGAAGAAGGTCACTACAAACGTGCATTACGTGATGCCAAATCAATATATAAAGCGTTCTCTGACCTTGATAAATACGATAAGGAGTATCAGGAGGCATTAGAAAGGTTGGAAGAACTTAGTAGTGTAAATGATAGATATAAGAAATTGAAATCCGATTGTGATGATATTGCTTCTGATATTGCTTCTATTGACGAAGATTTGGCTAAGCTCAAACAGGAAAAGCTTAAGGTCATGTCTCCCAAGTATAAACAAAAACTTAAGGAGATTAGGAAAAATTTACGGAAGGTTGATGAAGACTTTCACAATAAAGAGTTAGAGTTAGAGAATTATAACTGGTTAATTAATGACCCATTGGGTAATAATGGGATTAAGGCTTATCTATTTGATTCATCACTTGAGTTCTTAAATAAATGCCTTGATAAGTATTCAGAGGTATTGGGATTTAGGATTGAATTTAATATTGATTTGGGCACCGCTAGAAAAGAATTTGTTACTCTTATTGAAAGAGATGGGCAAATAATTGATTATGATGAACTTAGCGGTGGAGAAAAACAATTATGTAATGTTGCAATGGCATTTGCAATGAATGAAGCTCTTACGGCTTCTAAGGGTATTAACTTAGCATTTCTCGATGAGGTATTTGAATCTTTAAGTTCAGATAATGTAGAAGTAGTTACCTCACTAATACGTCACATATTCAAAGAGAAAACTCTATTCTTGATAACCCACTTAGATTCACTTCCTCTTGGTAATACTAAAATTCTGCAAGTGGAAAAGACCCAAGGCCTGAGTAGGTACCAATTACTATAATGGTATATAAAAATACAATACACCATTATATTATGAACTCTAAGAATAAAGGAAATCGATTCGAAAGGAAGATAGGTGCTTGGTTTACGAAATGGACCAGGTACAAATTTGAAAGGAATAGAGCAGGGAGTGGAGCTTGGCATTCAAACAAGGACTCCACTTCCGATTTAACCTGTACTGATGAAAGGCATGCTCATAGATGTAAGATATCTATCGAATGCAAGAATTATAAAGAGATTAAATTTGAACATCTACTCTTAGGTAATAAGGGATGCGATATATTGAAATTCTGGGAACAAGCTTCTAAGGATGCAAAAAGAGCAAATAAAGTTCCCATACTCTGTATGAGATATAATTCAATGCCCTCAGAAGAATTTTTCTTTGTAGTTGGAAAGGATTTATCTCCAGTATTCTATAAACCCCTATTCGATAAAGCTAATATTATGGTAATCGATGTACCAAAGATAGGTGAGATTCTTTATGTATTCATGGCTAGTGATATACTAAAGAATGTAAACTATAAGTTAGTACATAAACAAGCTAAGTTAATTCTTAAAAACCGGTAACCCATGAAGAAGCATACCCCATACTCATATTGTATATTTTACCTTGAAAGGAAGTACTGTGATAAAATCAATAAAGAACTCAAAGAAAAGGGGTATGACCAAATCAAGGCAATTATTCCTATGGTAAACGTATTAAGAAAAACCACAAAGGGTAAGATGGTATTCGAAGAAGTACCAGTATTATTCAATTACGGTTTTATGAGAATGCCAACTAAATTAGCATTCTCAAGGCCCTTTCTTAATAAGTTACGTAGGAATATATCTGGTATCAGAACTTGGTTACGTAATACCGAGACAATGCACCCAAGAAAGAAAAAAGTAAGGATTGACAATGCCGAAGACTTTGATGATTTTTCTTTAGTGGCTACTTGTAGTAGAAAAGAAGTAAGGCGATTTAAACGTATTGCTAGAGAGAATAAGAAGTTTTCAGTAGATGATTTAGTCAATGTAAAGCCTGGAGATTACTTAGTATTACGAGGTTATCCCTATGAGGGAGTAGATGCTACAGTATTAGAGGTTGACCATCTTTGTAAAAGGGTAAAAGTTCTTATATATCCCGAAATGGGAAGAATGGAAGTATGGTTACCCTTTGACAACGTTATCTATAGTGTATATTTAAATCATGACCCAGATAAGCTTTATGCTAATTCTGGGGAATATGACCCTAATCAGATAACCAATGAAGCAATTGATAGTATAATGAGATATAGGAGAATTTAATGTTATGAACGAAGCTCAACAAAAAGCCTGGAGTTGTTTAATTGATAAAGAACAACAATCATTATTCCTTCAACTATCAGAAAGTAAATCTTCATGGGAAGCTGGTGAAATTTTAAAGTTATCTCATTACAAGTATCTTGAAATCCGGGAACGGTCAGAGAAATTCTTTAGGCTATTCTCGGATTTTTTTGAGAAACACACTTCTATTTTTCGACCAGATTGCCCCTGTGAGAGGAATTTCCAAGATTATATGGAGGGATGTTTAGAGAAACGATTAAAAAGAAAAGAAGCAAGCTTATTCACGGGAGACTCGGCTCAATTACTCCCAAAGGTAAACTCTAAAAATATAGAGAGAAACATGAAGAGGTTAAAGGAGTCTGAGGATGAATGGGACATAGATACTCTAAGATTAATTCTTGAATTTGATAGGTGGAATAACTTTAGAATACTTCCAAGGATGCTACAACAGCCATCTGCATTTAAAAGGCGGTCGAATAAGAAGGATAAGATATATATCAAGTATCTTCTTAATAGGGTACCAGATTGGATGCACACTAAACTCAAGGAAAGGTTTAGGTATAAAGTAAAACCAGGAAAGAAAAAGTATTGGGTAGCTTTAATATCTGAGGACCTATATACCGATGGTTATCTATTGTTACCAGTAAGACCTTTGGATGAAGTAGTAGATGAATTTAGTAGATTTTACATGTATGTATTCAAAACTAAAGATGATGCTGATACCTTTGGTTTTATGGTATCTAAGTTCATGATTAAAACCGAATCTGTTAAGCTTGGACAAAAATTCTGGCCAGAGTACCGTTGCTGTGTGGAAAAAGCCGTAAACTATAATCAAGTGAACAACATAGAATTCAATATTAAGAAATTGGATATGGCTTATAACACACATATCAAGAGAAAGCATAAAAAACCTAAATCCACTGCTGCGAACCGAGCAAAAACCTTGGATTTTTATAAAAATAAATAGAGAAATAAGATAAGATTAAATTATTTATTCTTATATTTGCAAAGAAAATAAATGAATATTTAAAAATATTGAGGATATGGCAAAAAAGAGTAGAAAAGACATGAAAGCTCCATCCAAGGAGAAATCAAATTTCCTTGGTGCTTCTGGGAGAAACATGACTTATAAGGATTTAAAGAGAAAGGCTATCATATTGGGAATGCCTTTCCCAGATGCTTGTTCTGCTGGGGTATTTGACTTATTACATTATATCAATGTATCGGAAGAAAAGCCCGATAAATCGTTAATTGATAAATATGACGATTGGATGGATAAGCAATTAGAAAATATTGGGTATTCGAAAGATGACCCATTAAGAAATTCTCGATTAAGGCTTGGGTTTCTCGGAGAAGAAGGGGAAAATGGACAAAGAAGAACCAAACGAGTTCCTGGGATAAAGAAACCCCGAGAAAAGAAACCACCAAGAGAGAGGGATGAATTTAATCTTATCAAGGGTACAAAGAAATCTTATGTATTCGAATTAACTGCAAAAGGTTTTGAACTTGATAGAGTTATTCGGAGAATGAAAAAGAAATTCCCCGAAGCAAATGAGAAATCTATCAATCTTTGGTATAGAATGGCAAAGAGGAATATAAATGGTAAAACTAAAGGAAAGTAACAACGGACCAATACGACCAGATAGATATTATATATGGACTTGGAGACCAGATACCACCAATAAGATTGTTACTGAAAAGAAACTATATAGGAAACATCTAACCGGTATACCATACTTTACTAGACACCAAGTAAAGGTTACCTTAGTTTATCTTTATGGTGTAGATGTTCTTCAATATATCCATATAATATCTGGGAGGAAACTTATAAAACAAGGCATTAGAGAATTATCCGATATGAATGGTAAACTTCTTAAAAAGGGTAGTACTAAATTCTGGTTTAAGGGTAAATTCGTAAAAGCAAGGAAGTTCATAATGCCCGATGAATATCACATGGATAAACACCGACGAAGAAGATTTATGGTACAAATGCACCGAGTCTTTAAGTCTAAAGGAAAAAAGGAATTCAATGAAAGGTACTCAATCAAACTCTATGGACAACGGCAAGGCATATCTCCCAAGTATACAAGGCAAAAGAGATTACAAATCAATCTTGCTATCCTACAGGATTTACAACAGGCTGAGTCAAGAGGAGAAAAATAAATTCAATTTGTTATTCCTGCAGTATCCCCCATTGGTAGGTTCATTGGCTTTATATTTAAGAAAGAAGCTGAACATTCCAATACAAAAGATACTATTTATCAAAGCACAAAGGGATATGCTTGAAATATTCGATGAGGCATCACTTAAATTTTTAGGGTATTTGCCCAAAGAAAGATTTATTAAGAAGTCTCTATTATTTCAAGGGTTTGTTCCATTAGAGAGTATTAAACTTAGAAGGTCTTATGCTTATATAATGACAAATAGGATGATAGAAAATAAAATGTGGGTCTACCCAATTCGATTATCCGATAACTATAAAACAATGATAAAAGGGAAATACAAATCCTATACCGAAGTATTTGGGAAGGTGGGTATTCCTGGGATAACTAAAATTAAATATAGCAATGAATAATAACGAAGGTTTTAAAATCACAGCACATCAACCAGCAAACCCATTTGCAGGTAAGAAGTTTAAGATAGTCACTTATCAAGGTGACAAGGAACTTGCCTCTCAGGCAATAACAATTGAATCTCAATTAGAATTAAAGACAACTCTAGATGAGATAAAACAATTCAATATTGCTCAGGAGGAATTATTAAAATCTGGGTATACTCAGAAATCCATACTGGTAAAGAAACTTATAACAGAGTGATATAAATAAATTATTAACCAACTTAAACATTACGAAAATGGCTAAGAAGAAAAAAGAAGTGGAACTGAAAGAAGTTTCCAGAACAGAAATCAATGGTGCAATCATCATTAAGTACGAAGACGGCTCAGTAAAGATTATCCCTGCTCATATCATGCTTTCTGCCGAAGAAGCCGAAGACCTTTTCGGTTCTGAATCCGATGACGAGGAAGAAGAAGAGGAAGAATCAGACGATGATGATGATGATGATGATGATGATGATGATGATTCCGAAGAGGAAGAAGAAGAGGAATCGGATGATGACGAGGAAGAAGAAGAGGAAGAATCAGACGATGATGATGATGATTCCGAAGAGGAAGAAGACGATGAAGAAGAGGAACTGACCGGTGAAGAACTTGCCGAAATGGACTTCGAAGAACTCGAGGATGTCTGCGACGACAAAGATCTTGAAACTGACCCAGACGATTACGATGAAGACGACATCGAAAAACTCCGTAAAGCAATTGCCAAAGAACTCGGTCTCAAATTGCCGGCAAAGAAAGAAGCCAAAGGTAAAGGCAAGAAAGGGAAAAAGTAATCTGGTAACTGTATTCAAGATTTAAAAGAAGGTAGGGAAATTCCCCTACCTTCACTATCAACTATTAATAAACGTAGAAGTTTACTTATAATAACCATTAACTTATAAAACATTAAAAATTATGGCAACAAAGAAATCAGACTCCAAGAAAAAGGGAGATAAAGAAAAAGACCCCGAAAAAGAAGCTAAACGTAAAGCTCGTCAAGAAGCATTAAAGAATCGGCCGGCTGAGCAACGCCCCAACAGCAAGCAAATCGACGTTATTGCCATTAACGACAAATCCAAGGTAATGAACTTTGGTTATGCCGTTAAGAACAAAGAAGGTTATCAGGGTGTAGTGGTTACTTCTGTATTGGTTACGGATGGCAAACCGGTATCAACTTCAGTTTCATTCGTTCCGGGAACTCTTACCGTTAAGTCTAAGAAAGGACATGGCGTTATTTGTTCTCCGAAAAACAAAAAGGCTAAGGAAGAAGAAGAGGAAGAATCAGAAGATTAAACTCTAACTTACTAACTACTATCCCATATGTCTGCTATATAAATTTAGAGTTTAAGTTCATATGAACAACATCTACACTTAGGACGTTGTTCAGCCAAAAGCTCATTGCCTGCGAAGGTAGTGGGCTTTAATTTTTTATACCCATGGAAGAAGAGAAATTAGCAATTCGAAAGAATATTCGAATACTTGCATTGGATAATCTAATAAATACTTATACTGATGTACTAGAAGATAAAGAATTAAACCTGGGACCAGATGAAAGGGAACTTGCCATCAATATAATAAATGAGGCAAGAGAAATGCTATCAGAAGAAACTCAGGAAGTATCTAACCAAGTAATTCAAAGACCCAAATGGAAAAAGACTTAAGATTATTAGTGGGAAACATCAATCAAACTCTCAAGGAATTAGATTATGTTTCATACCTTAAAAAGGTAGCTCTTAGTAAAGGCAAGAAAGGTGAATACCAATCTCATAGGCTTAAGAGTAATTATCTAAAAAGAAAGCTTATATCTCTTAAAGGAGCCTTGAATAAAAAACTTCATGGGACTTATATCGTTGCCCAATTTAATTTCATAAGAGGTGAACAAAAAGAAACTTTTGAACAAACTTTTACGGACTTATCCCAGAAAGAGGTAGAAGATATACTTCAACTCGAGGCAGTTTTAAAACAATGCAGTTTAGAAATCCTAGAAATTAAAGAAATCCCAACCCAAATTAGGAAGGTATAACTATGGTATTATGTAAATGGGAAATTCAATTATTCACCTAATATAAATGAAAATGGCTAAGAAAACAGAAAAGAAGAGTAAACCGGAATCCAAGACTCCGGAACTCACAAAGGCTAAGAAAGCTTTGGATGCTTACCTTAAAGAGAACAAGTTGGACCCTACTAAGGATTGGACCAAAGACAAGAAACATGGTAAAAAGGTTACCGAACTTGTAAACAAGCTCAATAAGGAAAGGGATAAAGTTGCTGCTGCCTATCCCGAAGCTGACCAAGAGAACAACAAGAAATTGGTAAAACTCAAGGAAAAAGAGAAGAAGGAAAAAGATGAGAAGAAGTCTGCCAAAGAGAAAAAGGAAAAGAAAGGAAATGGCGGTAGAACAGCTACCAAATACGATTATCCTCTCATCGATGGCAGAGAAATGACTTCGGCTGAGAAGAAAAAATACCGTATGGAGCAAAGAAAACTTGCTTCAGGTAAGGCTCCTAAGGAGGAAAAGGTAAAAGAGAAACCGGCTTCCGATAAGAAAGATAAGAAGGCCAAAGACAAGAAGAAAAAGAAGGCCGCTAAAGAAGAAGATTAATAAGAGCACTTTTTACTTTTTTTACTTATCATATTTTTGAGTATTCGTTAATAATGGTAGAAGGCCTGGCAATATAAAAATTGTTCAGGCCTTTTATTTTCTAATTAAGTCGAAAATGGAACAAGAAGTATATAAACCAAAACTTAGAATCACTACACTATCAGAGAATGGTACCCCATTATCCGATAGGTTGGTAGATGCCTATACCGAGATGAATTCAGGTCCAAAGGTACAGCATAACGGTCCCATAAGAGTAGAAGTAACTCTTACTAATAAACAAGATATTGATAACTTCAAAGAATACTTAGATAGGTTATCTGGTACATTGCCTGCTAAGGCACCTAATGTTGGCAGAGGAAGACCTGCAGGGTCTACAACTAAGGAATTGGAATCACCAAGGGAGGATATTCTTGCAGATGTAGAAAAAATGATTGAAGAGGGTAAAAGCCAACAAGATATCATTAAATATCTTAGGGGATTGGGATTTGTATTTATCCTTACTGAGGACTTTCTATTTCACTTTCCTGGATTTGAGTTCAATAAAAAGGATGTGGGAGAAGCAACAGACAATAAGCAATATCCCAATTCATTCTCTTGGATGGCAAGATGTATCAAACGGGCTAAGGACCCAAAAGCAGATAAATTTGACCCAATGGTAATCTTTGGTTTTAGCATACTTGGGGGACCATCGAAAAAGATTATCCCTTATCTCTATAAGGAAAGGAAGAAACCATTAAGGGCCCAAGTTGGTAAAAACGTAATCTCATTCTCTCAGGCAGAATTCACTAAACTTCCCAAGTATATGTTAGAATCCGAAAGGATTAAGTTCTCTACTGAACAGAGACAATTGCTTCTAAGTCCCGAAAAGAAGCCTTCTAAATTCTTCCTAAGATGGGTAAACGATGCTATATTCCCAGACTCCATAAAGGAAAAGATGGAAGAAATCAAGAACCGCTAACACTTACCTCCGTATTTATTAAAAGAGTATTTTATATAAAATAATTTTAGTATATTTGCATATAAAGAAAATTTAATTATGGACAAGGAAACAAAAGACATCGTAAAGCTCATTGCTGGTATTCAGATTGAATCACTCAACTCAATCAAAGAGGATGTTAAAAATGGGAATGATATTGCCCAAGACTTAATCAAAAAACTCCTTCAGATTGAGGATGACGAAATAATTCGAGCACTAGATGAGCACATTGAATTATACGTAGAAATTGAGAATACTCCTCAACTGATAAATATGCTAAGTGAATACCAAATGCTGGTATGCTCTCACATATTATTCAGAATGGAAGATGAATGGGTACATACTAATTCTCAGGGAGTACTTGGTACCTGGGCAATCCTCCAAAGGGCAAATCTCAAATTCCACCCAGAACTAACACTTTTAAAATTTTAATATAGACATGGAAAAGAACGAATACTTAGAATCAGTAGAAATGAACACCAGAGTCGAAATGATTCCCTGCGAATCCTCTAACATTGAGGGCTTTGGTTATGACTCAAAGAAAAAACAACTTTGGGTTGCTTTTAAAGGTAATCGAGTTTATCGCTATGATGATGTACCTTATGAAATCTGCAACGGTTTACATCAAGCAGAATCAAAAGGTAAATACCTTGCAAAGAACATTAAAAATAAATTCGAAACTACAGGTTATGAACTCAGAAACTAAATTCATATTGGGCCTGGTAACCTTGGGGGCAGTGATTTACTTTATTGGTGAGAATAAAACTCATCCAGTAGAAGTGAGCACTGCTCCTTCTCGTTTTGAAAGTCCCATAACCAAGTTAATTTCTCTTCAAGATAGCATGGGCATTAAACCAAAAGAAGAGAAGAAGCAATGGTATAAATATAGGGTAGAAATAGAAACGATTCCAGAAAATCAAATCTATAAGATTGAGAAATCTGGATACCAGCAATATGAAGTTTCTAGATTGGGGGAAACTTATTCTTATGTAACCTACGAATTTACCTCAGATAAGGTAATGACTACTCAAGAAGCCTATGACTTCGTAAAGAAATATCCTGAAAGATGTACAAAGGTACCCAATACATCACAAGATAATATTTACGATAAATATAACGAGGATTATGAAGATTACATAAATGATCCAGAGGATGAAATTAACTATCCTCCAGAAATCTTCGACTTCCTAGCCGATTAACCCGAGCAAATAGAAAATAATTCAAATAAAATTTTTCTATTTAAAATAAAGTTCTTATATTTGTATCAGAAAAAGAAATTAATCATTTTACTAACATTTTAAATATAGACGTTATGAAAAAGAATGAATCAAAGGTTACTAACCTGGTTGCAACTAAGGTTGCCGAACAACTTGAAGGAATTAAAAATTCTAAGACTGCTAAGGCTTCTACTCCTAAGGCCAAAAAGACTAAAAAGGAATTGGTACAAGATGCTCAAGAAGCTGCCACTAATTTTGCCAATGCCAAATTGGTAGAACTCTCTCCCAAAACCCAAACTTCCAAAAAGGAACAGGTTGTCAAGGAAGTTAAGGAACAACAAAAACCATCCATCATCGAACAGGTAATTTCTAATCGGGAAGTTAAATACGTATACCCTGCCGATGTAGTTGATACTCTTGCTCGGAAGAAATGGAGACAACAAACTCGAAACGAACTCCATCGATTGGAACTTGCAATGGCTCGTATCAAAGATACAAACTCTAAGGAGTTTAAGGCTGCGGCTAAAGCCTATGAGGACTTTAAAAAGAAGGTCCTCAAACCAGAACAAGTTGCATAAACCTTTATTAACCAGGTGCCCGGGATAATTACCTGGGCATCTCAATTCATACAAAATGGATTACACTATCTTCTCTGATAAAGAGATGCTTAAGCAGGACAAAGAATTGGTAGAATTACATAAACGATGTTGTAAGTCCTATCTAATCCAACATTCACTTAAGCACTCCAAGACTAAGAAGTTCTTTATCGTTTACGATTGGTATATAAATACTGATAACGTAAGGAATTTCTTTTTCAGGCCTATAAACCTTTTCATTCAGGCATTGCTTTTAGGGCAACTTGATGAAATATCCGATTACATTAATCCTAACAAAAATGGAAAACGAAAAAAGAAACGAACCAGAAAAGTATAACGTACTTTACTGCAAAGGCAAATATCAGTATAAATCTAAATATCCCCAAATAGAAACTAAACATAAGGTTATCTATGCAGGGCCAGTAGAACCAATGGCACCCATCTGGGATAATGTATCAGATATATTAAGGAAATCTGATAGAATTTGTACTGAATCTCGAAGAGAATTAAAGAAGTTAGAGGAACGTTCACAGAATAACCTTTACTTCAAGAAAAATGGTATTACCCATATAATCGTATACAAATGTTTAGAGAAATAGTTAAAGACCTATATATAGGCAAATCGAAGTTAACCATAGAATGTAACCAAAAGGAAATACCCCAAACTACTCTGGTTCAGGATGTATTACAGAATACTGGATTTACGGGTAATATGCCCGACTACGGTACCTATGGTAATTTCAAGGATGGGAAATTTGAGATTACTCCAATGATGCCTAAGCATTGCTTATTTATTACTGGAGTACCCAAAGGGGCAATCCTTGATAATTTCAGAGTTAGAAGAACATATTGGTCCTCTTATTATGAGGATGATGTAAGAGGGTACTTATTTCAAATTACAGATGAAAGTATACCTCGTTTAATAATCACAAACTAAATCTATATGGAAGCAATCGATTACGTAAAATTATTTAAGCTCGACCAAGAGAATTATGATTTTAAAAGGGAAGAGTTTATATCCGAATTAGGTAAAGAATTTCTAGATTATTGCCAAACCACTACAATTGGGATAGATAAAAAGACTGGCAATATATACTACTACCGATTTAGGGAAATAGTTAAGAATTTCGAAACTAAATTCTGGGCAATCTCAGAACTTAAAATAGGAGAACCATTAACTCAGAAATTATGGAATGCCTTTTTCGCTACTCAGGTAGTTCCTTTAAGGCAAAGGTTATTCCCAAAGGTTCAGAAATTAATCGAAGAGCAAAAGGGGATAACCAATAACCGTAGTAAACAAGACAAAAAACCTACGAACCATAAAAAGGCAAACTATGGCAAGGGAAATCACAGACCTGCATGGGAATAAATTTAAGGTAGGAGATTATAAACTTTGCCTTAATATTCCCATCACTGGGAAAGGTAATTTAGTATTCACCAGGGACCTAATCTCTGGTGAACCTTTTAATTTATCAGTAAGTAAGAAAAAATATAAGGGATATTTCTATAACCTATCTTTGAATCTGTATGTAAGGTTCGATTTAGAGTATATGGGTTATGATGAAAGTTCCGATATCAGAAAATCTCATTTGTATGTCAGAAAAGGAAAATAAAATGGTAAGATTCCCAAGACCTATGGGGACTACTGCAATGGCATTAGAATATCAGAAGAACCCAAATGATGAACTTCTGATAAAGATACACAACTACATTATTAATCAATGGCTGATGGGTAATGGTGTATTATGTGGTATCACCTATGATATCAATACATTCTCATACCGTATGGGTATAGATATTAACTACATACGGGTATTTATGAGAGATAGGCTATTAAGCTCTAGAATATGGGATAAAGAAAAAGCAGAAGATTTACTTCAAGCGTTAATGGGAGAACAACTAGCATGGGCATTAGAAGACCGTATGGAAATAGCCCATCAGGTTAATATCCTAAGAGAATCTCAGGGAGGGAAATACGTACCGTTTATATCTGCCGAGCTGGGAAAGGCCCTTAAATTAAAGCTTGAATCCTCTACATCTCTGCAATCAATAGTACGTAATCTTACTGGAGGAAGTACTACGAATATATTTGCTCAATTCAATCAACAGAACAACGTAACACAGCAAAATGCAATTACTGTTGAAGAGGCCCGTCAAATCGTATTGGAATCACAAAGGGTATTGGATAAACCAGAAGAGGCTAAACTATTGGAAGACAGGTATGACATTAAGTCATTACCCGAAGTAGTTGCTACTAAACAGGAGGGAGTAGATACAAGTAAAGAGGGTCTTAACCTTAATAAAGCAGAGCTAATGCAAATTACTGATGATTATAAGGGAGCTATGTCTTCATTCTCTAAAGAACATCATGAACTACGTAGAGAAATCGAAATGCGTATAGACCCAGACGAAGAAGACCCAGAGTTATATCAATATGAAGACTTTGAGAAAGAAGAGAAAGAGGACGGCTCATTTGCATCTCAATTCCTCCGAAATAGTAAGCTTCCATAGTTATATCCGGATATTGCATATTTAAAAAGAAAGAATTATATTTGCATATCAATTTTAAAATAGACAAAAATATGGAACTACCAAAGACATCTTACAAAGAGACTCAGGTTAACAAGGTTAATCAGGGTACATACTTTAAATTAAAACCAACTGATACTGCTCCAGTATGGGTAAGAGACCATTATGATAAATCATCTAAGACTTATGCTTGCCATAAGTATGATGACTTAAATCACGAAAAATTTCTCAAGGGAACAAGGAAAATATACATTGACTTTACATTTTAATCACATGAACTTATTTAAACGAAAGAGATGCTGTAGTGAACTCATTGCCCTTAAAAATGGCAACTTAATATTCAAATTGAGTAATACTCATATCAATGCTGCTTATAATACTTTACAGGCAATAATGAGGAAATCTGGTATATTCGATGAGAATCTATATTTCGATGTCTATCAGGAATATCGGAAACATTATGCTATATACGACATAGTACCATCATTGCTAAGGTATAAGATACCCTTGATATTTTCAGGTAGATACCCAAAGAAACTATTCGATAATCAGTTTACTTTTGAGGAATTGATACCGAATGCTTTGGTATATCATAACTTACCAGAAAATTTCAGATTACCCGAAAGCTTAGAGAAAATTCTTTTAGAAGTCAAGAAAAGGGTATCTGCTTATATAGACCAAGATGGCATATCAGACCAGGGTTATAGGGATTTGGTTCGAATGAATTTCGTAAAACAATGGGATGTATTTAGAAAGGACCCATCTCTTATAGATTGCTATATGGATGCTCAATTGGGCATGCTATATATGTGGGCTAGAGTAGAAAATAAAACAATCGTAAAGAATATAATCGAAAGAACTCAAGATGAACTAGCTCAAGAGTTCTTATCTAAAAATGACGAATATGGAAAATAAAGAAAAGTTTGCCTTCAGAAATGTAAACATGTCTCAAGGTGTAGAGGTAGAATTTATTAAATTGCTTACCTCATTAGAGACTAAAAGTGATGAAGATATTATTAAAGCTTTTAAAGCTCAATTATCTTCTGGAGTATTAACTTGCCATGCAGAAATGTTATCTAGAACACCAAATCAGATAATATTTCAAACATCTCAATTCAGTAAACCCTATAAATTTTACAAAAACTGGGAACTATGGGTATTCTCTAATATCCTGGGTGTATGGACTCTAAATAGGTTTAGGATATGATTACAATGAAAAACCTCCAAGTAGAGGATATAAAAGATGAATGGTTATATAATGCCTTAACACAGGGCATCAAGGAATGTATAACTGCTCCAGTCCTAACTTTGGACCCAACAAAACCAGAACCCATTAAGAGGGCCGAAATGATATTAGAGAATTTCTCTCAGGAGGATTCTCCAGTAGTAGCTACTGTAATTGCTCCAGGCAATTTCATACAGATGATATTACCGAAACATGAGATACTTCTATCGGTAATGTTTATCTATAAAGAGAGAAATACCTATGTACAACTCATAATACAAAAACTTGCTTATGAACGAGAAAAGATTACCACCAAGACTAAGGGTTCTGTTAGTAGTACTGAAGGTTGAAAAGGTATATAAAATACCTCTCGAATCAGGAATAAAATTGGACCATCTAAAAGATTTCAATACACTAAGAAGAATCCTTACTCCTTTAGTACAACTATATCATGGAGTAGGTTTTGATACTAGACTTACCTATGATGAATTTAGTATCTTCATTAATGACCTACAACATTTAGGGTATGAAGAGTTTAATGAGTATTACTCAGGTATACAAGAATCAGTAGAAGCAAAACCTATCACTGAAAATGACCAGGATATTAGGGAAATACGAAATGGGTTACTTACCTCTCTTAAATCTCAGGAGTTATCAGAGGTATTAGCCACTAAACTAAAGCAAGCCATACATGAAGTATTTGAAAACGAAAAGAAGAAAGGTGGACTAATGTACAAGGAACCCTCTTTAGAACTTATGGAGAGTTCAATTATAAGAGAGGCCCTATATTTGCTAACTCCCCAATTACCTTAATAATTGAAAGGCAGTCTAATCCACTGCCTTTCTTAGCGTATACACATCCTCAGCCTCCTTAAAAATAAAATAGATATATTTTTCTATAAAAATAAAAATGTTTATATTTGCATATCATTTTAAAAATAGACAAAAATATGAAAACGAACTCAGTAACTTACAATCAAGCAGACGAACTAACTAAGGTAGTTCGCAATTTCTTAGAAAAGAAATCTACATTTGAACTTGACTCTGATGAACAGGGTAATCTTCTTAATTTCCTAATGGGACTCTTAATCAAACTAGAGGATGATTACAAACTCAATTGCTTGGATATTAATCAGGTACAAATCTATGATACTACCTATTATTCTTTCATTTTCGAATCAATAATAACTGCCGATACTAATCCCTATAAGGGGCAATTAGCATCTGCTGCAGTTCAATTCATGAATGAATTTACCGATAACGATGGGAGGTTCATATCATTCAATCAACTCGATAGAAACAACTGGATTTTCCAACTTAATTTCTCAATCTCATGACAAAATATAACGTTAGTCCATTAGTTGCTCGGGAGATAGAATTCTCCACGGGCACTATCTTTGGTGGTAGCTGGTGCAGATACTTTATTTCAATTACCCTACACCAATGCTATATAGAAGCAACATGGAAGACCCGTCCTAAAAATGATTTAGACGGGAAACAGAAATCTTCCAACAACTTGCAGTATCAGAATTATTTAACCAACTAAATAAATAATCACTATGGTAAACTTATATAAATTACTCAACGTACTGGAACAGGGCATGTCTCTGTTCCAACTTAATAAATGGAAAACCGAAGGACTTTGGTACCCAATTACCCAATATAAAAAGGAATCAGACGAAATCCAGGTAGTAACTAACCTATTTATTGCTGACCAAGAACAGTATCATATCCAACTATCAGGTAATTATCCAGAAGAATTCGATGACTGGAATAACTTTCTAGAGGAAAACCAATGGAAAATCTACCCATTACTTGCAAACATAATGCAGGTCTTCTTGCCCACAGGGAACTACCAATTATTCTATACTCAATATCCACAGGGATTCATATCCATAATCGCTAAGCCCCATGATAAGTAAAGAACTCAAATCACAATTAAGTATTCTTAAGGAAACTAACCCAGAATATATTCAAACCCTAAAGGATGCCGTAACGGCATCCTATAAGGCAGAACTTCAGGCAATCAAACCCAGTTCTACCGAAGAAGAGGAACAACTCAATATCGAACTCAAGGACATAGTATTAAAAATACTATTTGGGCCTTTCTATAACTATTTCGTATCAGAATACGTAGTATCAGATACTATATGGGAAGAACAGGATAAACTAATCGAGGACTTATATTATTACTTCAAATCATGACACCGTATATTCAACAACAACTTAAAAAGCTATGCGATAATCCAAATTGGTATGACGATATGCTCATCTCATGGGATAAAAACCCAAGAAATCAAAGGGAAGCTATCTATAACTACCTTTCTCATGTACAACTAAATGGGTTACTAGAAAACACTCAGATAGTTTTTACATTCATAGATGGCGACATGAAACCAGCTTTCTATTTCGAAATTCCCAGAGATACCAATCGATATCTTATACTGGGAATCCTCGATAAAGCAGGTTATCCTCATTGCTACCTATTATGCCAACCAAAACAAATGTTTAACCCTCAACTCAATTAACATCATGGAACCAATTATAACAGTAAACCAATATCCAATCGGATGGGAATGGCTAGACAGAGTACCTCTAGAGGACTTTACTTGGCTTATAGAAATATTCTCTACCATGACCGATAACACTGATACTTATGACTTTGCTACCTTCGATAAAGAAGCAACTAATGGAGAGAACCTCCTTATCCAGTAATCGAAATCAATAGGAAAGGCTTAGCTAACTTCCTAAACGATGATCAAGGCTACGAATCCGGTATATCAATGTACGGTCACTATATAGCATGTAAATGCTTAGACATATCCTCAGAAAGAGAATACATGAATCAATATACCGATATCCGAATCCTAACTAATGAACTAGAGCCATGCTAACAAAAGGGAAATTCCTGGTCGAGGTACCAGGTCACACTAAAGAATACACAGAGGGATTCACAGAGGAAATGGTAATCTCATACAGAACTGAGGAACTTAACCCATACCTAAGGTACCCCAACCAAGAGATAAACAACAATCACCTCCACTCCGAACACATAAGATTACAGATAAGAGAAATGTTACAAATCCCACTAAGAGATATAACCATAATCGATATAATATCACTACCATGAAAAAGAAAGACCTAATATACATACCCCACCAAGATACCTGGACAGAACACTTCCCTAATCCGGGCAGTAACAAAAATAATTACACTCTATACCTAAGTGATCCCCAAGCCCAGTATAATAAGCTACTCCGTACCCAACAGAAACTAAGAAACAAAAAAGAAATGAATATCATCTATCACATAATCCAAATAATCCTATCCGTAGGAACTATCCTAACCCTCATACTCAATGAGAAAATATACCAAGCCCACAAGCATACCCACCCAACAAACAAATTAAGGTATATCATATCACAGCTAATAATCCTAACCCTATACACCTCATCACTAATCCTGGTATCCTACACATATAGGATTATACTAAGGTACATATAATACTAAAAATTATGAAATCATTAATCCTACTCATCGTAACAACCTGGCTTCTAATCCTAAATGAAGAAGCCTACCTAACAAAGAAATTCATCTACAGAATGAATTTAATCGTAATCCTTTTATTATATGCCTTCATACAGGTATACCTAATCGAATAAATACCCACAAGGTACCTGGAATAAATACCGGGTACCTCCCACACCACCCAACACAAAAACAAAACAAAATCATACTAACGCTAACTAAGGTACATAATATAATATCTACCTATCCCCTCTATAACTAATATACCGTCTATTAATATAATAATACCTAATACATATATCAAGGTACCTCGCCGGGGGTTTTGGGGATTTAGGCAAACAAGGCAAGTGATAACCCCTCTACTATACAAAGCCACTCAACTCACTATATAGCCACTATACCATATAGCTCTACTACACACTTTAAAGGCAAACTCAAAAAGGCCTAAAAAGGCAAATAAATCCGACCATTAATGGCCCCTAAATCAGATTGCCTTGAGTACCCTTTATATGTATTATATTATAGATTGCATTCAAGGTAATTCGAAGGTAGGGGATTATATAATACAGATATGTTATGTAGCTTCTATGTATGTAGGTAGTATAGCTTTAGTACACAGTCCATTAATGGCCATCACTAATTAACCTTGATTACCTTCACCAAGTTATTATATTATGTATTATATAGTAAGTATTGGGTTGGAGATTAGGTAAATAGGATATTAGGTTTTAGGGCTAAATGGTTTATAGGATTTAAGGCCTTCAAGGGGCATATTTAGGTAATATTCCTAGTAAGTATGTAATTTATTTGCTTAGTATTTATATTAGCATTAACTTTTGTATTCTAGGACAATTTTGTGATTTAGGGGTACCTTGATTACCAAGAACCATTAATTAGGTATTATATAATATAGGTTATAGGTAGGGAAGGTAAATGGCCTTACTCCCTTAATGGCCTCAAGGATTTAGGCAAATATAATTCAAGGCCCTTAATAACCTACGAAGGCAATTAGGGTTATTGCATATACCTATGAACACAGAAGAATTATCAAACCGATTAACACAAATCGTACAAGGCATTACTAATACTCACCCTATTAGGATTAAGGCTACTATCGAGGTTTTCCTTGAAGAATTTGACCCAAGCCAGAACTATCTTCTCTCTATTTCAGATATAGAAGGCTATGAGACCCAATTTATCGAATTCGAGATTTGGGACAGAAATGATGGCCCTATACCTGGTATAAAACTTTTCAAGGATTTCAACATTTACCTTGAACGAGAATATTGCGAATACTAACACATTGCCTCAGGCCTAACTAAGGTTCTGGGTTTTTACTTACGCTAACTTAGTAAGCCCTTATAGGCTATCCTAATCTCTATAGGCTTACCATAGTCCCTATATGGCCTTATTGAATTAGGACCTAATAGGTTATTAGAGGGCAATAATAGGGATATAGCTAATCGGCCTTAATTCTTTATCACCTTAGTCCATTAATGGCCTTCAATATACAGGTATATAATACACTTCCTAGAGGACAGGCATAGGCCATATAGGAGAATATATCATATATGCCCACTACAAGGCGTGTGAAGATTACCCTTGTGAACCCCCAAAATTAAGTGCAAATATTAAGTGCACAATATTTTTCATTTTATGAATTTTTCACGAAAATAATTTTGAAAATAAAATTATTCATTTTCTCAAAAATTTTTCTTGAAAATGTTTGTAGATTAAAATAAAGTTCGTATCTTTGCAATGTGAGAAAAACAAAGCGATCTTTGAATGAATTTTTAATTAAAACTTTTTAAGAAAATAATTCTCTAAAAATTTTGTAGATTAAAAAATAGTTCTTATATTTGCAATACAGAAATGAAACAAATACTACCTTATTAGAATAGTTTAAAAAGACTTGAGGGTCTATTTGAAAAGGTAATAAAAATAATTAATAATAAAACTTTCAAGCATTTTATTATGAAAAATCAAATTAACAAAGTGAATGTAGAAAAAGCAAGTGCAAACGTAAAAGCAAATAGTTTAATTGCTTTAGACGTTTTAAAGTCTGTAAAAGAAAAAAATCAAGGACTTTTTAAAACAGCTTTAGGAACAAAAACAGAAATTTATAAAAAAGAGTTGTTTTTGGGAGCAAACGAAAAGCAAATTAAATCTTTACGCAAAAAGTTTAGAAATGTTACTTTTAACTTTCTTTCTACGATTGCAAACAATGCAGATAAAAAACTAATTGAGGGCTTTATAGAATTTTATAAACAAGTCTATGTTTTAAATGATTTTTCTTTTTCTTCGATTGCAAGCGAAAACACTAAAGAAGAAAAGAAAGAAATCTTAATAAAAGGTCTCGAAATCGTGAAAAACTCCTTGAAATAAAAACAAAAATCAGATAG